AGTTCCTTCCGGTCCTTTGGCGTGACATCGATGGTCAGAGGTGGGCGACCCATATCCCGAGTATGGGCCAAAACAATTCTACATAAAAACGGTTTTTAAGAATCTTTTCAAGCGGACAGAGAACTAGGAGGCGGACCATTCGGGTGCCCCAACCTTCTGAGCACTTCTTCCTTGGCTTCGCCGATACTCACCTTGTCGCCAGCCGTTAGTTGACCGCCCGGTGACCACGTTCCGTCAGCGTTCTGATGGCTGAGATTAGGGTTCAACGAGGATGTCGAACCTGCTGGTTCCGCTTGGGAGTAAATGTGCCGAAACGATTTGACTATGTTCTTCCGGAATGTCACCACGAGCGTGTCCTGCGGCGACAATTCCCAAATCTCAGCCATGTCACCGCCTTTCACGTGATCGAGCACATATCGGGTCGGTCTGCCGAGCGCTTTGACTAACTCCTGCTGTGTCTGTCCGAGCCTGATTTCCGGAAGAGTAGGCGGCTGGGTGGTCTCCAGATTGGCCGGCAATGATGAAGGTATCGGTTCGACCTTGTTCTGCGCGTTAAGGTCGGCCGCGGCCGCCAGAGCGACCAGTGTGTAAAGAACAGCAACAGAGCGGCGCGAGTCCACTGCCGTCACCTCCCAAGGATTTGCGGTACGCCGAGTTGCTGCGAGCCGTCGGTAATGGTTCCAAAATCGGACACGAAAGTACATTATCGTACTGCTTTCCGCGCTCTGCAATCAGCCCTCCGCTAATGACTAGGCCTCGATCGCATTTTGTAGTTCGCCTGCCACGGCGCGCTTGATTCCAAAGCAAATAAAACGCTTGAAGCCGATCCTGTTCTCTGCGACATTGTGGGCGGCAGGGAGCAGGCAGTACGTGGCGCCGAGGCACCACGAATCAAAACAATCCTCGCACTGAGCGTTAGGAGAGGTGTCGGTTATCCCCGATGCTCGCGTCAGATCCCCCACCACCGAGATCCTGATGACCGTCCCGTTGTACGCATCCGATCTATCCTTCGAGGGCTATATCCCCGCGCGCCTCGCTCTCCGCATGGAGCAGGATGGCCTCGCCCAACTGGTTCGACAGAGGGGCGGCGTCCGCAAGGGCGCGATCCGCCGCGCGGTGATGTGCCGCCGGCCCGGAGATCCCAAGCCCACCAAGCTGCGCGACCACATGGGCCAGGCGTATTCCTACCGCCACGAGTTGGACGACGGCCATCGTCCTTGGGCGTTGCGCCCGTTGGGGCATCGCATCAGGAACGACCAGAGCTTCGAGTACAACCTCGCGCCGCAATACACGCGCCCGATCTTTATGCGCGTTTTACTTGACTGCTCAGCGCCTTAAACGTGCGCATCGCCTCTTCGACCTGGGCACTATCGCGAATAACAGTTGTCGCAGTCTCCAGCACGGCGAGCTTCTCTTCGGTCGGTAGGTCCGCATCGCGCATCAACGCGAGCGTAATCCGCAGCAAATCTCGGGCGTCCATGGGAGGATTATACGCCCCAAATGCAAGCGTACTGCCGCTTAATGCATCGATAGGTACTTCCTGGGCGGCGGCGGGCGGCGCGTTGCCTAGTGGCGCGATTTTTCTAGCGTTTCACCGTTAAAGAGGCGGTCATGGTGGCCATGGGCGGCGGCCAGTGTCGGATCATCATGCGGGATCGCGTGCTGCTGCCGGGCATGACGATGCCCGCCCTTGGCCCGCCGCCTCCGGACCCGCACCCGAACGCCGCCGTCCAGCGACTCCGCGATGCGTGGGACATGAGGATCATTGCCTGGTACGACGGACCGCGCTACACCGTGCGCTGCGAGGTGGTTGCTCCTTGGGCGACGCGGAGGGCGGTGCGCCAGCCGGATTCTCTATTCGACCAGGATCCCGAGGACCCGGAATGATCCACTACCACGGCGGGCGGCACAGCACGTGGCAGGTCGCGGTCGAGATTTGGAAGCGCCGCCACGCGCTCGTCTCTTACGCGGACCCGCAGCAGATCGCCATTGCTGCCGAGGTGGCGCAGTCCTTCGCGCTCGACAACGGCGCGTTCTCGGTCTGGAAGCAGGGCATCGCGGTCGATTGGAAGGCCTATTACGCGTGGGTCGACGAGTGGTGGCGGCATCCCGGCTTTGACTGGGCGGTGATCCCCGACGTGATCGACGGCGACGAGGCCGCCAACGATGCGCTCCTCGCCGAGTGGCCGTTCGGGAAGCACGTGGGCGTCCCGGTGTGGCATCTGCACGAGTCGCTCGACCGCTTGGCCCGCCTGACGAACGACTGGCCGCGCGTAGCGCTCGGGTCGTCGGGGCAGTTCCGGACGCCCGGCACGCCGGTGTGGTGGGGCAGGATGCAGCAGGCGATGGAGACAGTCTGCGACGAGCAGGGCAGGCCCAAGGTCAAACTGCACGGGCTTCGAATGCTCCGGCCTGCGGTTTGCAAGGACGTGCCGCTGGCGAGCGCAGACAGCGCCGGCGTCAGCCAGAGCATCGGTTTCAACAAGAACTGGGGCCACGCTTACCGCAACGCAAGCGATCCGGCACGTGCGCACGTGCTAGTCGACAACTACGAGGGCATGCAGAGCGCGGCGGTGTGGAAGGGCATCCCGGCGCAGGAGGAGTTGTTCGGATGAACGGCGGGTTGACGTACAAGGATCTGGACACGTTGAAGCGCAAGGCCAATGCGCTAGACGAGATCCGCGACTGGCTGCGCGGCCGGATTGACAGCGAGAAACTGCTCACCATCGAGGCGATGGTCGAGCGCGCATACAAGGAGCCCGCATGAGCATGCCCGCACCTCGCCCCGGTGTCATCTGGACGCCGGGCGGCCACGCGATCCTGGTCCGCAAAGACGAGCCGCCGAAGCCCAAGCCGCGGATCGGCATGATCCCGTACATGACGGACCTGCTGCGCGAACCGCACATCCCAATCACGATCTCTCCGGCGCCGCGCCGCATGGTCGCTCACTGCTGCACGTGCCAGCGCACAGTGTACAGCACGGACCAGCAGGACTGTCAGCGTTTCGGGCACGAGTTGCGTTTCATGCTGGTGCCGGATCTCCGGCAGGAGAAACCGTGATGGAGACGGCGGGCGAGGTCGCATACAACGCCTATCGCGAGGCTTACGAGGCTGGCCAGCCCGAAGTCTCCAGCGACCGGCTGCCTCCGTTCGAGGAACTGCCGGCGCGCGTGCGCGTCGCCTTCGAGGCGGCGGCACAGGCGGTGTGCCGCAGGTACGGCGCGATTTACTGAGCCGGGGTAGCTCAACTGGTAGAGCACTCGATTCGTAATCAAGCGGTCGCCGGTTCAACTCCGGCCTCCGGCCCCAACGAAAGGAGGACGCCCATGACAGACCACTAGGAGGTCGTCATGAACGTCAAGAAGCATTCCCGCCGATACGGGAAGCGATTCAGCAGCCCCTATCAATCCTGGCCCTGCGGCCATCGTCGGAATCCGACGAGGAAGCGGCGCGGGCGCAGGGTTCCCACGAAGCAGGTCGTGGTGAAGGGCAAGGCGTAACCGAGATACACACTGCAAAGCGACTGCGGGGCGGGCTGAGAGCCCATCGCGGACGGTCCCGCCCCGCCCGATCACCATGCTCAAGACTTTCAAGCCTCGCCAGTATGTCCCGGCGATGATCTATTTGATCGACGGCGTGCGCGTCCCCAAGCACGTCTTCGAAGCCCGGCAGATTTTCGGGGAGTATCATGGCGCGCGATTCGAAGCGCTGGAGGTACGGCGGCTCAAATGACCATCACGCCCGCGATGGCGCGGCGCATTGAGATCTGGCCCACCGGCCGGCTGGTGCCGTACGCGAAGAACGCGCGGACGCACTCGCCCGAGCAGGTCGCCCAGATCGCGGCCTCCATCGTGGAGTTCGGCTTCGTCAACCCGATCCTCGTCGACACAAACGCGGGGATCATAGCCGGCCACGGTCGGCTTTTGGCGGCGCGCAAGCTGGGCCTCGGGGAATGTCCAGTGGTGGTGCTGGACCATCTCTCCGAGACCCAGCGTCGTGCGTACATCATCGCTGACAACAAGCTGGCGCAGAACGCCGGGTGGGACGACGCGACGCTGGCCGCCGAGTTGGGCGATCTCGAAGCCGAAGGCGTGGATCTGTCCGTCGTTGGATTCTCCGACGAGGAGGTGGAGGAACTGCTGGCCAAGGACGACGAGCCGGACACCGCCGCGGAATCCAGCGAGGAGGTCGTGCCGGATGCTCCAGAGAACCCGGTCACCCGGCCTGGCGACGTGTGGATCATTGGCTCGCACCGCCTGATCTGCGGCGATTGCCGCGACCTCGCGGTCGTGAGCCGGTTGCTCAATCCGGCGAAGAAGGATGCCCGGCAGGTCAACGTTGCGATCACCTCGCCGCCCTATGCTTCGCAGCGGGCATACGATCCGGCCAGCGGATTCAAACCTATCCCGCCGACGGAGTACGTGGCTTGGTACGCCGACGTGGCGGCAAACGTGGCCGCCGTGCTGGCGCCTGACGGTTCGTACCTCCTGAACATCAAGGAGCACGCGCAGGACGGCGAGCGCAGCCTGTACGTGAAGGATTTGGTGCTGGCGCACAAACGCCAGTGGGGATGGCGTTTCGTGGATGAGTTCTGCTGGCGCAAGACCGACGACGGCGTGCCTGGCGGGTGGGGCAACCGCTTCAAGAACGCCTGGGAGCCGGTGTTTCACTTCTGCCGCGAGCAGAAGATCAAGTTCCACCCGAAGAGGGTCGGCCACTGGTCGGACGACTGCTTCGATTATTCGCCCAACAACCCCAAGTCCACGTCGGGGAGTGGCCTGCTCGGCACCGGCCCGCGCGGCGCGGCGGCGGATCGCGGCAAGAACCACGACGCATGGCAGACCAGCCACCAAAACCTTCAAAACATGGAGGGCCGCCACGGCGGGATCGCGCGCCCGTCGAACGTGATCGAGGTCAAAAGCGAGAGCAGCCAGGGATCGCACAGCGCGCCGTTCCCCCGCGCGCTGGTCGAGTTCTTTGTGAAGGCGTTCTCGGACGATGGCGACGTGGTGTTCGATCCGTTTCTCGGCAGCGGGACCACCATCGCGGCGGCGGCCGGACTCGGGCGCGTCGGGTGTGGCTGCGAGATCAGCCCGGCGTACTGCGACGTGATCGTGCAGCGGATCTCGGCGCTCACCGGCGAGCCTGCGATGCTCCACGAGACGAGTCAGACGTTCAACGATGCCGCGCACGAGCGTGGTATCGAGTTGCGGAAGACGGCATGAACAGCATCACCGGGCGGTTGAAGCAGATCAAGGATCTGGTCGTCCAGCACTGGCCGATCGACAAGCTGCTGCCGTATGCGCGCAATGCGCGGACGCACAGCGACGAGCAGGTCGCGCAGGTTGCCGCCAGCATCGTCGAGTTCGGTTGGACGAACCCGATCCTGGTCGGCGCGGACAAAACCATCATTGCCGGGCATGCCCGCCTGGCGGCGGCGCGGAAGCTTGGCATGACCGAGGTGCCGGTTATCGTCCTCGACCATCTCAACGAGACGCAGAGGCGCGCGCTCGTGCTGGCCGACAACCGCCTGGCCCTCAACGCCGGGTGGGACGAGGAGATGCTGCGCGTCGAGTTGCAGGCGCTCAAGGAGGATAATTTCGATATCGATCTCGTTGGGTTTACGGACGAGGAACTCGAGGAATTCCTCCGCGATCCGGAGGGAACAAGCGCCGGCCTGACGGACGAGGACGCCGCCCCGGAGCCGCCGCAAACGGCGGTCACGGTGCCGGGCGACGTGTGGGTGATGGGCAACCACCGGCTGCTCTGCGGCGACGCCACGGTGCTCGCGGACGTGGAGAAGTTGCTGGCGGGCCGCCTGGCCGACATGGTCTTCACGGACCCACCCTACAACATCGATTACGAAGGCCGCACCAAGGACAAACTGAAGATCCAGAATGACAAACTGGGCGGCAAGTTCTACGATTTCCTGCGCGACGCGTCGGCCAACCTCCTGTCCGTGTGCAAGGGCGCTGTGTACATCTGCATGTCCTCGTCGGAGTTGCACACGCTGTACGCCGCTTTCCTGGACGCGGGCGGCCACTGGTCCACGTTCATCATCTGGGTCAAGAACCACTTCACTCTGGGGTGGGGAGACTACCGCCGCCAGTACGAGCCGATCCTGTACGGTTGGCGCGAGGGCAACAAGCATTTCTGGTGCGGCGACCGGAACCAGGGCGACGCCTGGCAGATCAACCGGCCGGCGGCCAACCGGGAGCACCCCACGATGAAGCCGGTGGAGTTGGTCGAGCGCGCGCTCCGCAACAACAGCAAGAGCCGGGACACGATCCTGGACCCGTTTGGTGGGAGCGGGACGACGATCATCGCCTGCGAGAAGACGGGGCGGCAGGCGCGCGTGATTGAGTTGGACCCGAAGTACTGCGATGTGATCGTGCGGCGCTGGCAGGCGTTCACGGGCGGCGTCGCGCGCCACGAGGAGTCGGGGCGGGCGTTCGACGAGATGGTGGATTTAACTCGCGCCGTTGGAGAAACTGGCGGGGATGGCGTATGAGCGGTGCCCGACACGCTTTCCGGTTGCGCTCTCGGTGATCGTACCGCATCGCTCGCAGCAGAGCAGATCACCACTGCCAACCCGCCTACCATCGGCATCACAGATGTAAAATCCCTCGTGTGCGGTGCTGTTCCCGCACTCGCATGTTCTATCCGGCTGTGCCTGACATGAATGGTGAGCCGCCATCGTAACAAACCAGGGTGCGAGGGCTTGTCTGAATCATCCTGCCGTGCCACTCAGGGCCTTAACAGTCGCGATGCGATTCTTGATCTGCTCTTCGGCGTGGAACCAATCTTCGTCTGGGGTTCCTATCGGGCAGCCGCGCTCAATCCAGTGCTGATACGCAAGCGTCGCTATCTCCTGGCGGTTGTCGAGTTCTTGAATTGTTGTTTCGGGCGTGATGCTCTCAGTCGAGGCCTCGATTGATGGGAGATCAGGCGTCTTAGGTGCCGTGCTGATTTTTTCTCGTTGCATTTGAGCTTTCCTTTCACGTGCTGATTCATCAGCGACGGGAGGTGGCTTCACCCAGCCGCCGCTGTTCTTGCGATTGCGGTTGGGCTGCTTTGAGAAAGTGAAGCCCTTTTCCGACGCAGCCACGCCAAGCTGACGATGCGAATCACCTCAGTGGCATCAAACGGCTTTGCGAGGACGTCGTAAGCGCCGATGTTGAGAGCTTCCGCCCAGAGGTAATCATCGGCAAGTCGCGAAGTCACAACGAGGAGTGGCGGATTGGGGGCTTTCCCGATTTCCGCCAGTACCTCTTTCCACGACCCCGGCAGCAGATCGCTCTCGGAGAGGACGATTGAAATGCTATTGCAGCGCAGTTCGACAATTGCCGCTTCGAGCGTGAGAACTGGTGTAAGCGACCAGGTTGCGCCCGTATAGGTGTTCCACTCAGGTTGCTTGAAGATGCAACCGAGGACTGTGTGGTCTTCTTCGATAGGGCTGACCGACAGAACAGTAACGACTTCCGATATGCTAGTAGCCCTTATGGGGGGTTTTCGCATCCTGTGCCATCCTTCTTACTCTGCCCCGCAATCCCTACTGCCTCGAAGAGTAGGGGGAGCGGCTGGACGCTGGCACCCCGAGGCGCAATCAGACTATCTCGATTGTCCGCCCCGACAAAAGATTTTCATATCTAGAATACCGCATTTACTGCGAACAGCCCGAGACGGTTTCGTTCGATGCCACTGGGTTGAGAGAATCCATACAGAGATCGCCGCCTGGCATTTCAGGAGGAGAGATGAGCAGACAGGGAGGGAGGCTCACCCGGTGAGCCACCACGAACAAGAAACGCCGCCCGGGCGTACCGAGCGGCGCGAGGATGGCGGTGTAACCTACTTCGCGATTCGGTACGTCCGCTCGCCTGCGTCGTTCTTGGTGCTCTCGACCTTGAGGCCCATCTTCTTGGTGAGGCCGCCGGAGATGAAGCCCCTGATGCTGTGGTTCTGCCAGTCGGTCGCCTTGGCGATCTCGGCCAGGGTCGCGCCCTCCTTGCGGCGCATCATCTCGATGACGATGGCCTTCTTGCTGAACTCGCGGGGTACGGCGGCTTCGGATTTGGCGGCCTTCTTGCTGGCGGGCTTCGCCTCCTTCTTGGCGGCCTTTTTGGCAGCGGGCTTGGCAACCGGCTTGGTGACCTTCGCGGCCTTCTGGCCCTTGGGCGCGTTCTTCTTGGCTTTGGTGGTCTTGGTCGAGGGTGCCTGCTCCGGCGCAACGGGGGCGGCCTGTTCCGCAACGGCGGCGGCTTCGGTGGTGGTGCTGGCTTCGGTCTTCATGGTCGTATTTGCTAATCCTTTCTGGCGCGTTCTGATCCGCGCATGACGATTCATACCTTCCTGTTGGCGCGGAAGGGAAGCTCTATCTTCAGGAATCTTCGATGGCGATTTTGGGCCTGCGCGAATACGCCAGGCATCGCGGCACGAGCCTCTCCACGGTTCAGAAGGCGATTAACTCCGGCCGCATCTCGACCTTGCCCAACGGCATGATCGACTCCGACCGGGCCGACCGCGAGTGGCAGGAGAACACCGAGGTACGCCCTAAGGGCAGCAGCAAGAAACGCCAGGACGATGATGATGCGTTCGGCGCGGCGCAGTACACCAAGGCGCGGGCCGTCCGCGAGCATTACCAGGCGCGACTGGCGAAGCTGGAGTACGAGGAGAAGGTCGGCAGCCTGATCTCGAAGGATGAGGTGCAGGTCGCGACGTTCAATCAGTTTAGGCAGTACCGCGACGGGATGTTGAACATCCCCGACCGCGTGGCGGCGATGCTGGCCGCCGAAAGCGACGCCGCCAAGTGCTACGAGATCCTGGCCACGGAAATCCGCAAGGCGCTCAATGAGTTTTCAGACTCCCCTGTCGGCGACTGAGGTCGTTGGTGCGGCGGCGCGCGCCGGTGCGCGGCCAGATCCGCTCCTCACCATCTCGCAGTGGGCCGACCAGTATCGGATGCTCTCGCAACGGGCTTCGTCGGAGCCAGGACGCTGGCGCACCGACCGGACGCCCTACCTGCGGGAGATCATGGACTGCCTGTCGCCCATGTCGCCCATCGAGCGCACGGTGTTCATGAAGGGTGCGCAGATCGGCGGGACGGAGTGCGGCAACAACTGGATCGGGTACGTGATCCACCAGGCGCCAGGCCCGATGATGGCCGTGCAACCGACCGTCGAGATGGCCAAGCGCAACTCGAAGCAGAGGATCGATCCTCTGATCGAGGAGTCGGGCGTCCTCAACACGCTGGTGAGCGATCCGCGCTCGCGTGACTCGGGCAACACGGTTCTCTCGAAGGAATTCCCTGGCGGGGTGCTGGTAATGACCGGCGCCAATTCCGCGGTGGGCCTCCGCTCCATGGCGGCGCGGTATCTGTTCCTCGACGAGGTGGACGGATATCCCGGCGACGTAGAGGGAGAGGGCGATCCGGTCAACCTTGCGATGGCCCGCACGCGCACGTTCGCCAGGCGCAAGGTATTCCTCGTCTCGACGCCCAAGATCACCGGCATGAGCCGGATCGAGGCGGCATACGAGGAGAGCGACCGCCGCCGCTATTACGTCCCCTGCCCGACCTGCCGGGAGTTCCAGGTCCTTGTTTTCTCGCAGTTGCGATGGCCCAAAGGCCAGCCCGATAAGGCAGTGTACGTCTGCCAGCATTGCGGCCAGGAGATTCACAACCACCAGAAGCAGTGGATGCTGGCGCATGGCCAGTGGCGCGCGAATCCGGCCGCATCATGGGACGGGAAGACGGCGGGATTCCATCTGTCGAGTCTGTACTCGCCGGTGGGCTGGTTCTCGTGGGGCGATGCAGCCAAGCAGTTCGAGCAGGCGCAGAAGAAGCCGGAGTTGCTCCAGGTCTTCGTGAATACGGTCCTGGGCGACACGTGGACGATGCTCGGCGAGGCCCCCGACTGGAAGCATCTGTACGACCGGCGCGAGCAGTACAAGTTCGGGACCGTGCCGCGCGGCGGCGTCTTCCTGACCGCAGGCGCGGACGTCCAGAAGGACCGAATCGAGGTCGAGATCGTCGCATGGGGGCGCGGCAAAGAGTCTTGGTCGATCGATTACCACGTCTTCGAAGGCGACACGTCGCGCCAGGCGGTGTGGGATAACCTGTCCGGCCTGCTTAACGAAACCTTCCCGCACGCTTCCGGTATCCAGATGCCGATCCTGCAACTGGCGGTGGACTCCGGATACGCGACCACGGAGGTATACGAGTGGGCGCGGCATCAGGGCGGGCGCGTGGTCGTGATCAAAGGCGACCAGCGCTCCGGTGCGATCCTGGGTGCGCCCTCGCCGATTGAGGTGGGCCCGCTTGGCAGCAAGGTGAAGCGGGGCGTCCGCGTCTGGCCGGTGAACTCCGGCATGGCGAAGGAGGAGTTGTACCGCTGGCTGCGGTTGGACGGTTTGACGGACGAGGAGGTCGAACAGGGCGTTCCGTTCCCGCCCGGCTTCTGCCACTTCCCCCGGTACAGCGAGGAGTACTTCAAGCAGATCACCGCGGAGCAGCTCGTAACGAAGCTGGTCAAGGGATACAAGCGCCTGGAGTGGCAGAAGATGCGCGAGCGCAACGAGGCGCTCGATTGCCGGGTGTACGCGCGTGCGGCGGCGGCGCGCGTGGGGATCGACAGGTTCCAGGACAAACATTGGGCCGAGTGGGAGCGCAAGGTTGCTCCGAGCGCCATCGCGCCGCAGCAGCCGTTGCCCCAGCGCGTGATGCCCGCGCGTCCGCGCAACCAGATCCGCTTCCGAGTGGAGGTTTAGATGTTCACCCAATCCGACCGCGACACCCTCGACGCGCTCTATAAGCAGGGCGCCAAGCGCGTGCGCTTCCAGGACCGCGACTTCGAATTGCAGAGCGTGGACGATTACGTGAAGCTCCGGCACCTGATGGACAACGACATCGCACAGGCGGGCGGCCAACAGCCGGTGCGTCAAGTGCGCATCTATACGACCAACGGATGGGGGTACTGATGACCGATCCGAGTCCGTTCTCGATTCTCGACGAGTCCGTGGCGGCGGCCAAGAACCGCCAGCACCTGCGCCCCCTGCGCGCGCCCAATGCCCTCCGACGCGGTTTGGCGGCGTTCCGCAAGTCGTGCCAGAAGCGCATGCCTGCCGTTCTGGAGCACGGCCTGTTCTTTGGCGGCCTGGCGTCCGTCACCGTCGGGTGCTGGATGGTGTACCACCCGCTCGGTCCCTTGGTCGGCGGTGGCCTGGTGGTGTGGGTGTCGATGCTCGCCTCGATGGAGCGTGAATCCAAATGAACCTCGTGCGGCGTGCTGCGCAGATGATTGCGCCTCCGCGGCGTCAGGCCATGGGGACGTTCCCGTTCGATGCGGCGGGCAAGGGCCGGCGGGGATACGGTTGGAACCCGAGCTACCTCGGCATCAACACGCTCCTGTTCTCGCACGGGCTGGAACTGCTGACCCGGAGCCGCGACGCGGTGCGCAACAGCGCGTGGGCCGTGGGCGCCATCGAGTCGTATGTGGCCAATGCCATCGGGCGCGGCATCCGCCTTATCCCGCAGCACCCCGAGGAGCAGGTACGCGACTTGATCCGGCATAAATGGGAGCGGTGGATCAAGGAGTCGGACATGGAGTACGACCCCAGGAATCCGGCGTCCGGCCAGACCGACTTCTACGGTCAGCAGATGATCCTGGCGCGCGAGTGCATGGAGGCGGGCGAGGTGTTCGTACGCTTCCGGCCGCGCTCTCCCAAGGAGGGCCTGGCGGTCCCGCTGCAACTTCAGTTGATCGAGGCCGAGCAGTTGCCGTTGTGGCGCAACCAGCCGACCTCGGATGTGCCGGAGCAGAACCGCGTCCGATGCGGCATCGAGTTCCGTCCGGATGGCCGCCGCGCCGCCTATCACTTCTGGCAGGCGCATCCGGGCGAGACGATGTTTTACCCGATGGAGGCGCTGCACGTAGAGCGCGTGCCCGCGACGGACGTGCTGCACGTTTACAAGCCGATCCGCGCCGGGCAGTTCCGCGGCCAGCCTTGGCTCACCTCCGTGCTGGCGAAGCTCTACGAACTGGAGCAGTACACCGACGCGGAGATCGCGCGCAAGAAGGCCGCCGCGATGATCACCGGCTTCATCAAGCAGGTGAGCCAGGACAATCCGGTCATGGTGCCCGACCAGACGGTCGCGCAGGCTCCCGCCGATGCTGGCACGCAGGTAACAAAACTCGAGCCCAACACTTTCATCAACCTCGGCTTCGGTGAGGAAGTGCAGTTCGCGCAGGTTCCGGAGACGGGGGATTACAAAGGGTTCGTTCGTGCGTGCTTGCAGGCGTTTGCGACCGGCGCGGGCCTGGCCGAGTACCAGATCAGCGGGGACCTGTCGGGGATCAACTACTCCTCGATCCGCGCCGGGCTGTTGGAGTTCCGCCGCAAGTGCGAGCAATTCCAGCACGCGGTGTTCGTGTTTCAGGTTTGCCACCCCATCTATCGGAGGTGGCTGCGCGAGGCAATGCTCGCGATGGTGTTCGGCATCGATCTGCTGAACGCCTATGACAAGGACCCGGAGCCGTTCGAGGCGGCCCAGTGGGTCACGCCTGGCTGGCCGTGGGTCGATCCCGAGAAGGATATCAAGGCCGCCGAGCGCGCGATCCGCGACGGCCTGTCCACCCGCACGATTGAGTGTGCGGCGCAGGGATACGACGCGGCGGTGATCGACCAGCAGCAGAGAGATGACAACGACCGCGCCGACCGTCTCGACCTCTCTTACGACTCGGACGGCCGGAAGATCCTGACCGGTCGGAACGCCGGTCTGACCGAGGACGAAGTGGCACAGGATGCGGCGACGGGGAAAGTGGAGGTCCAATGAAGCACCTCACGCACGTCGCATCGCGCTTTGTGAACACGCCTCTGATGATCCACCCGCCCAAGTTGGAGGTGATCATCAAGGCGCTCGGCCCGCGCCTCGGTATCGATCCGGAGGCTGTGCTGGCACGGCGCGTCCCGATGGACGCCACGGCTACGCTCGTGTCGCGGTATGAGGACGCTGGCGAGGAGAGGGATTACTCGGTCATCGATGGCATCGCGGTCATTCCGGTACAAGGAACGCTGCTCAAGAAGGAGTCCTTCATGTCCGCGTGGAGCGGGAGCAGTTCCTACGAGCAGATCCATCGCCAAATGGCCGATGCGGTTGCGGACGCGGGTATAGCCGCGATCCTGCTCGATATCGACTCGCCTGGCGGGGAGACTGCCGGATGCTTCGATCTGGCCGACTACATCTTCTCGATGCGGGACGAGAAGCCGGTCTGGGCCGTGGCCAACGACATCGCTCTGTCGGCGGCGTATGCCATCGCGAGTTCGGCAGAGCGGATCTGGTTGAACCGCACCGGCGCGGTTGGTTCCATCGGCGTCTATGCGCTGCACCTCGACCAGTCGGGGTTCGATAAGGATCTGGGTGTCAAGTACACGTACGTCTTCGCTGGCGACCGCAAGGTGGATGGCAATCCCCACCAGCCGCTCTCGGAGCGCGCGCACACGGACATCCAGGACGAGGTTGACCGCGAGTACGGGATCTTCACGGAGACCGTAGCGCGGAACCGCAACGCCAGCAAGAAGGAGATCGTAGGCACGCAGGCGGCGGTCCTGTGGGCCGACAACGCGATCCCCCTGCTGGCCGATGAGGTTGGCACGTTCGAAGATGCCATGAATGCGCTGCGCGAGTTGATCAACGGTTCGGCGTCGGTCAATCGGTCTGGTAGGGCCACGTCGCAGTTTCTGACTGGCGATGCCAGTCCCAAATCGGCGGCACATGCCGCACCGCTCAACACAGGAGGTACAGCAATGGCTGCACTTGACGTACAGGCTGCCGCCGCCAAAAAGGACGGCGAGCCGGAAGAAAAGCAGGGCAAAAAGGAGCCGGAGAAGTCCGACGCCAAGGAGTGCGACTCCAAGGGCAAGGACGGCGACGAGGAAGACGGAGCCGAGGGCAAGAAAGGCAACGGCAAGAAGGGCGAGAAGGAGGACGAGGCCACCGAGGGCAAGAAGGCCGCCAGCGTCACCGTCGTCGGCCAGCCCCTCCAAGCCATGCGCGCGGAATCCGACATTCAGGCAATCGCCGCGCTCTGCAAGATGGCCGGGAAGCCCGAGCAGGCGGCCGAGTTCCTGATGAAGCGGAACTCGAAGGGCGAGTATTTGAGCGTCGCGGAGGTCAGCGCGGAGTTGACCGACGCCCGCGTCGCCGAAAGCGAGAGTCACATGGTCGATTCGAAGGTGAACCCGAACGCGGGTTCGGGCGGCATCCAGGAGATCGAGGCGCAGGCCACGTCCTTTGCGCGCCAGAACCGTGGGCAGGCGACGCAAGGGATGTACGTGAACGGCGTGACCACCAGGGTCACGAAGGAGCGGGCGTACGCCGCGATGCTCGAAGAGCATCCCGAGGCGTATGCGGCCTTCCGTGCGCAGCACAACGCGAAGGGCTTGATCGCCACGCTTGAAGCGGCGGGAATCCGCCTGGCGGCGCGGTAGCCCCGCGCGGAAAGGGAGGCACAAAATGGCGTTTGAACAGACTCTTCGCACCATCGGAGTTCCCGCCAGCGCGGATCTGAGCGCGTCTCAGTTCTGCTTCATGACGACGAACTCCAGCGGTCAACTTGCGTTGCCCACGGCTGGTGGGGACGCGGACGGCATCCTTCAGGACAAGCCGAACGGCGTTAGTGTCCAGGGCGAACTGGCCGTGCTCGGCGTGAGCAAGGTCGTGGTCGGGACTGGCGGTGTTACCGCTGGCGATCTGCTGGCCACCGACGCGAGTGGCAAAGCCGTGACGGCGGCCGCCGGCAACAAGATCCTCGGACGCGCGCTGGCGACCGGTGCGGCTGGAGTCATCATCCCGGCTCTCATTCAGCAGAAGGGCAAGCTCTAGTCGGCAACCCCGAGTAGCGCGCAGCACCCGCCGACCGGCAACGGTCGGCTTTTTTTGTTTTCCAAGGGAGATTTGAATGCCTCAACCGACTTTGGGCGATGTTCACGTGAACCGCCCGCTCACCAACATCTCCGTGGCCTACAGCCAGGAGGCGGCGGGGGTCGAGTTCGTTGCCGACCGCGCCTTCCCCGGCATCCCGGTGGAGATGAAGAGCGACCTGTACTACACGTACAAGCGCGCCGACTTCAACCGCGACGAGATGCAGCAGCGCGCGCTCGCGACCGAGTCCGCCGGCTCCGGCTACGGGCTCGACTCGACGGGCACCTATAGCTGCAACGTCTGGGCGCTCCACAAGGACGTGGACGACCAGATCCGCGCCAACAGCGACTCTCCGCTGTCGCCGGATCGCGACGCGACCATCTTCCTGACCAACAAGGCGTTGATCCGCCGCGAGAACGTCTGGGCTTCCACGTTCTTCAAGTCCGGTGTTTGGACCGGCGAGGTGGCGGGCGCTGGCAGCTCCGACAGCACCCACGTAGTGTATTGGGACAGCTACGGCACGTCGGCCCCGATCACCGACATCCGGCGTGCGAAGACGCAGGCGCGGTTGAACTCCGGTGGCTTCGCGCCGAACATCGGCGTGTTCTCGCGCGCCGTGTTCGACAAGCTGGTCGATCACCCCGACTTCATCGACCGTACCAAGTACGGCCAGACGGCTCCGAACCCGGCCATGGCGACCCGCCACATCATCGCCGAGATCCTGGAACTCGAAGAAGTGCTCGTGATGGATGCGGTGTACAACACCGCCGCCGAGGGCGCGACCGAATCCCCGGCCTTTATCGGCGGCCTGTCCGCCGCGCTGTTCTACCGGCCCCGCAATGCCGGTCTGATGACCCCGAGCGCCGGCTACACCTTCAACTGGACCGGTCTCATCGGCAGCACGGGCGGGGCGGGCCTGCGGATCAAGACGTTCCGCATGGAGCACCTCGCGAGCGACCGCGTCGAGATCGATTCCGCGTTCGACATGCGGATCGTTTCGAAGGACTGCGGCTTCTTCTTCAACGATGTGATCTCGGCGGTGTAGCCATGTTCTACCGCAGACCTACCTGGGCGCAGTTGACGAGAAGCGGCGTGCCGCCGCTGTACGTTCTGCGCCCGGTCGCGGGCGGGGGAACGCCGTCGAACCTCGGCGACGAATACCCCGCACCCGACCCCAATAACAAGCTCCAGATGACCCGCGCCCGACAGCTCTACGAGCAGCGCCGCGTCGGCACGTGGCCCGATCTGGAGATCGCGCTTCTGAGGGCGGGACGGCAGCCGGCACATCCCAAGGTCAAGCTCGCCGACCCCTCGAAGCCGGGAAAGGAGAGAAGGCATGATCGAAGTGCATAAAACGCCGATTGCCGCGCCGGACTTTCAGGCCCCCGGCCCGCTGCCGAACTTCAAGGGCTTCTACCCGTCGAAGGGCAAGCTGTTCTGCTCCACGGTGCAAACCGGCACCGGCGCGGCGCAGAACATCGCGCACGGGCTGGGCGCCGTCCCGGCTGGCGTGCTGGTGTCCGTCGTTGACAACAGCACGGCTGGCGCGGACCCGTTCACCGTCGCTGAGGGGGCGCACACTGGCACCAACGTGGTCGTGACCGTTACTACCGGCGCGAAGTATAAGGTGCTGGCCTGGCTGTAGGGTGATGGCGTTCTCGGATCTCGTCAACGCGATGGATACCGCGTGCCTCGCCGCATTCGGCACACCGGTCACCTTCACTCCGCAAGATGGCTCCGGCCCGCAGCAGATCACCGGAATCATCCAGACTCCGGCGATGGCCGAGGATTACGTTCCTGGGAGCATCCAGGGAACGTCGGTCGTTCGGCTATTCGTCCGATTCGCGAACCTCAACCCGCTGCCTCAGCACGGCGACACGATCGCGATCAACGGAATCACGTACGACGTGACCGAGGTCGAGGCCGACTCGCAGGGCGGCGCGGTGCTCAAACTGAGGACCACGTAATGCTCAACCCCTCCGCGATGGTCGACGCCATCGTCAATACTCTCCAGTCGATTCCGGACCTGGCCGCCGCGATGACGGTGCTTGGCCAGAACGGCGCACCGACGTGCCGGATCGCGGCGTTCCACTATCGGTTGGGCCTCGAGCACCGGCTCGCCCAAGCCATTTACAAGATGCCGGCGCCCTCGATGCTGCTCGCGTGGGACGGGACGCAGGGCGGGACTTTCGACGGCCAGACGATCTGGAAACATCGCTTCAGCCTCTACTTCCGCATGGGGAACGCGGTCGGACAGAGCGAACCGATGGGCTACGAGGAGTTGTGGTGGACCCTCTGCAACCAGCCGCCCACCGGGAGCGCGGTGTGCATCCGGTACATGAACGTCTATCCGGGCCTCGACATCATGGACACGCCGAGCGTGGCCCACGCGCTCGATGAGGACCTCCAGGACCGCTTCGTGGGCACCATTGTGATCAACGAGATTGGAGATAACTGATGCCCGATCTGAAGCAGGAGATGGCCGACGTGGCGGCGGCCATCGAGAAGATGGAGAAGCAGGCCGCCGCGCCCGCTCCCCCGACCGCGCCTGGCAAGGTCCGGCTGCGCCATCCGAATACCGGCGACATCAAGGAAGTCGATGCCGTCCCCGAGGCGATGATTTCGCTCATGGGCCTCGGCTACCAGCAGGTGAAGGAGTAAACTATGCCCGCGAGAGTACAACAGCTTGTCCTTGGCCTCGGAGCGAATAAGCAGACCGCCATCGGCACGGCGGGGACCACGTTCCTCCGCTTCAAGAAGCTCGATACGACCATCACGACGCCGAAGCCGGTATTCGAGAACGACGCCGCCGAGATCGGCAAGGGTCATGAGTTCATCACGCAGACGTTTCCGTCGCATTACGATGTGGCCAACCGCCTCGAGAAGTACGCCAGCGCCGAGTTCGTTACCTGGGCCGTGGCTTACGGTCTCGGCAACGCCACGGTGACCGGCTCGTCCGCGCCGTACACGTACACCATCGTGCCGATTGATCCTGGCACCACGCTCGAACTGCCGTACTTCTCGCTGGTCGAGCAGGTCGCCGAGGGCGGCGGCAAGGCGGTCGATAACCTTTACGTCGGTTGCGCCATCGAGGACTTCACGTACCAGTTCTCCTACGGGCCTGGCCGGTCGTCCTCGAAAATGACGGTCAACTGGGTTGGCTCCGGCCTGCTCACGACTCCGTCTGGCATCACGGTCCCGGCGCTGACGACCGAGAACAACATGTTGGCGGCATCCATGTCGCTGTCGGTCAACGGTGTGGATTACGTCTCGTCCAAGCGCATCCTGTCCGGAACCATCGGGTGGAAGAACAACCTGCTGCTCAACGCGGGCTTCTTCCCTGGCTCCGGCTTGCAGAATGGCCTCCAGGTGCGCGGACGCATGGAGATCGGCGCTCGCGTGCCGACCTTCCAGTTCACCGCGCGCCTGCTCGCGACCTCGACGGAATACACGACGCTCGTCAACCAGACCACCGGCACGGCGACGCTCACCGTCCAGCACGATGCGAACAACTCCGTCTCGTTCACGTTCCCGCAGATGGCCTTCCAGATGGCAGAGAACGCGGAAGCCGATGGCATCGTGGCCGTAACTGTCACTGGCGCGCCGCAGTACAACACGACGGCCAACAACGTGATGTCCGCCGTCACGAAGTGCGGCATCAACAACATCGCGCAGTAAAAATCCACTCCCAGGAGTAGTTCATGTACGGCAGCATTCCCGACCAGGGCATCACCATCAAAGTGCCTAACCCGCCCAAGGCGGCCCGCGTCCGTCTTCCCACCAGCGACGAGATGCTGGGCCGCCTGGCGGCGCAGAAGTCGATCCGGCGCACCATCGGCCGGCGCAAATCGCAGACGCAGTTCATTCCGAATCCGCAGGCCGATCTCGCCTTGTTCAACCAGATTCGGTTGGACAAGGACGGCGCGGAGTTCGACGAGTTCGAGGCCAGCAACGCCGTCTCGAAGCTTACCTTCTGCGAGGTCACGGACTGCGAGCGTGTTGGCGACGAGTACCGCATCACGCTCAAGACTCCGTTTGGGGACACCACCCACACGATGCGCATCCCGACGCAGCGGGACGTGACGCTATACAGGCGCACGGTTGTGTCGGCGACCGATCTCCCGCACGGCCAGGAGGAGATCCGTTACCGCACGGAACCGGCTATCGATCTGTACGACTCCGTGGTCGCCAAAGCCGAAGGCTACATTGACGGCCTCAAGATGACGGACGTGCCGCCGCACCACAAGTCGGCGGTCGTCGTCGAACTTGTTCAGGCCATCGACGATCTCGACCCGCAGGTCGACCCAAACTCCTAGGGCCGGATGAGTGGCCGCATCCGGTCCCTCTCCGGCTGCTCGTCTATCGGTCCATCCACCAGGAGGATCTCTGCGACGGCGGCGCGGACGGCCCGCACGGTTGCCCCGACGCGAACGATGTAACGTGCGGAAAGTGCGGGCACGAGCGCACGGTGGGCGACACCAACGCGCCTGGAGCCTGCCCGCATTGCGGCTCCTGGCAGTACAACGTCAATCGCTGCTCTCATTGCCGACTCGACGACCTGGACCACATGCGGTCCCACTCGGTCGCCGGTCGCCTCTTTGAGCGGGTCCTCGAACTGGAGTTCGATGCGGCTCACTTCAGCGTCCCATGGACCGACGTAAACGCCGAGGAGGTGCGTGGGCTTCAGATCGTCAAAGAAGAACGCGAGCGATATCGGCAGGAACTCGCGCACAACAATCCAATCCAACCACCAAGGCCACAATGAACAATCCAACACCACCTTGCTCTGTGTGCGGGACGCCGGTCGAGATGGAGCTCGACCAGCAGTCCATCCGCTTCTCGTCTGGAGTCGGCAGCACCGCCATCGTAATCGAGCACCCGACGCAGGTCGCGTGCCTGGCGTGCGGCAGTCTGCTGCACCTCGTCATTGCTGGCATCCAGAACATCCAGTTGAAGACCTCCGTCGTGCCGCCCGCGAAGCGGCAGTTGGTGGTCCCGATCAGTCGCGTTCGCGTCGGTTAGCCATGCCCTTTCAGGCCAAGATCACTCGCGCCCGGTGGGTCCTCGGGCCGTTCACGTCCGAGGACATGCTGGAAATCGGCAACGTGGTCGTGGATTCGATCAAGGCGCGCCTCCACAACGGCCTGAACGTTCGCGACGAGGAGGCCAAACCGCTCAAGCCGGGCCGCAACGGGAAGCGCGGTTATCCGGATTACAAGCTGGCGCGCGGTCTCCAACCCCTCCGCGACTGGTTCTGGACTGGTCGGACCATCCGCTCGCTCAAGGTGAAGCAGGTGAGCGAGAACCGTTGTGTCATCGGCTTTATCAACCCGAACGCCGACGCCGTCGCGCACATCAACAACATTCGCGAACGCGCGTTCGGTATCTCGCCCAAGGACCGGCAGGCCATGATCGCGGTCATCAGCGCGATCCTCCGCACGTCGCGGGTCATCCAGGTGAGGAAGGCGGCATAGCTCATGGATCAAGAATCCGTCGTACTCGAACTCGATCCTCGCAGTGTTCATGCAGCCATCGTCCAGGCCAACAAGGACGTTGAGTCTTGGGAGAAGGGCACGGTCGGCGCGGGTGAGCGCATGCAGAAGTCGCTCGAACGCATGGCCGACATGCTCATCAAGATCAACGACAAGTCCCGCAGCTCGATGGAGCGGTTGACGCAGTCGATCGAGAAGCAGGCCGCGGCGTATGGCAAAACCGGGGTGGACAAGCTGATCGCAGAACGCGACCGTCTGATCAAGAAGCTCGGCGACGAGCAGGGCATGGTGGATCGTGTGCGCGCCGCCTACGAGAAGATGATCGCCGTCGAGGAGAAAAAGAACGGCGGCGGCGGGGAGGCGTTCGGCAAGCAAATCGAGGCGATGATCCGCGACCCGCTCAACGGCGCGAAGGAGGCGGCGGCGGGCCTGCTGGAGAAGGTCGGCACCATGGGTGCTGGCCTGGCGGCCGGAGTCGGGGTCCTCACCGCCATCGCCGCAGCCGGGTGGGAGGCGGCCAAGAGTCTCGGCGAGTACGGCACGCGCATCCGCGACGTGGAGATGCGTACCGGGCTGGCGGCCAAGGAGGTCGGCCAGTTCGAGTTTGCCGCCAAGGCTGTCGGCCAGGACGTGTCGATTGTCGAGCGCCTGATGCGCGGGCTGTCGCAGGCCGCCGACGACAACTCCCGCGAGGGCGACAAGGCGCGAGCCACGATGGCGCGGTTGGGCATCGAAATGCGCACGGCGTCCGGAGAGATGAAGCCCACGTCTCTCATCTTGAGCGAGGTGTCGGACGCGCTGAACAAGCTGCCGGAGGGAGTCCAGCGCGACGCCGCCGCGATGGATCTGTTCAAGCGGGTGGGCGTCGAGGCCATCCCGTTCCTCACGGAGTTGAACGAGAACCTGCGCACGGCCAAGGAGCAGGGATTCGGTCCGACCGAGGACGATGTGCGCCGCTTCACCGAGTATCAGCACAACGTCGCCGAGTTGGAGACGAAGTGGGACGCGCTGATGCGCAAGTTCAAGGAGGGCCTCGTCACTACGCTCACGATCTCCATCAACTGGGTCGGCGCGGGTGTGAAGTGGTTCCTCGACAACGTGACAACCTACGGCGACGACATGCGCCAGCGTCAGGAGGAGGAGGACGCGCGGCAGATCGCGGCGGCCGGAGGCGTGGGTGCCCACGGGTCCAGGAGCCAGCACCGCGCGCTCCAGCAGCAGATGGACAAGATGGCGCCCGGCTTCATGCAGGACAAGCCCGCTATCGAGGCCCGGATCGCGGAGGTGCGGCAGCAGCAGCAGGACCTTGTGGGCAACCTCGGTTGGATGGCCATGATCGCACCCACCGACGACGAGTTGGCGCGCATGAAAAAGGCCGACGAGATCCAGAAGGACATCGAGCAGATGCAGAACACGCTCGTTGAAGCGGAGAAGGCCGTTCACCGCCAGGATCTCAAGGAGGGCCAGGGCTACATCGACCGTCTGCGCTCCCGGTACTTCGGCACCCACGACGGCATCGAGGAGGCGTACCAGCAGGCCAAGAAGGACGTGGAGCGGTACCGCAAAGAGTTGTTCGAACCGGAGCACCCGCTCACCAAGCCGGAGGCGTCCGACCTCAACAAGAAGCTCGTCGAAGCGGAGGGTCGCGAGGCGCGCGCCAAGGCTTCGCTCGATGCGGAGTCGGAGCGCAAGAAGTTCATGACGGAGGCGCAGTCGTTCGTCCGGAAGGGCGATGAGGCCGAACTGGACGCTATCGGGAAGATTTACTACCAGCGCGACCTCCTGTTGCAGCAGGCTGCCAAGGTCAAGGCGTCGGAAGCGGAGATCGCGGCCATTCGCAAGTCTGCCGACGAGCAGGCGGGCAAGGTGCTGAAGGAGTCGATGGAGAAGTTCGAGGAGTACGACCAGAAGCGCCGCGCCGACCAGCAGAAGCGGTTCCTGGAGATGTTCCTGCCCAGCAAAGAGCAAATGAAGGAGTGGGAGGACGTGTTCAAAGCGCAGGAGCGCATCGAGGATATCGGTGTGCAGGCGCAGAAGGAGGCCCTGCGGCGGCACGCGAACATGGAGGCCAAGCAGGCCGAGACGCCGGAGGACGCATACCGGATTCGCGTCGATCTGGCCGAGAAGCTGGCGCAGATCGAGATTGACCGGATCTTGCGCGAGTCCGATCACGCGAAGCAGATGGTGATGGCCGCCGAGGCGCAGAAGCAACTCTACACGGACCTCGCGGCGGCGCAGGACGAGTTGGAGGAGAAGCGCGCGGAAGCGGCGCGCAAGGCCGCGGAGGAATCGCAGCGTCAACTCGACACGATCCAGAAGACCTCCTCTGGCCTGTTCCACACGCTGTTCACGAAGCCCCAGGACTTCCCCAACCAACTCGGCAGCACGGTCCACGAGGCGATCCTCAAGCCGGTGACTGAGGGGCTGGGCGGCATGGTCGCGGGAGTACTCCATCCGATCATCTATGGGTCGGACGGCCAGGGCGGCATCTCCGGCGCGCTCAAGGGCATCTTCGGCGGCGGCAAGCAGGACCCGGTGAAGACGGCGACTGACCAGAACACCGTGGCCACGGCGCAGAACTCGGCGCACGTGTGGGCGCTCACGGCGACGCTGGCGGCGTTCATGGGCATGTCCGCACCGGCAGTCGCCAGCCCGAGTATCCCCGGCCTGGCGGGCGCATCCATGCCCGCGATCACCATGGCGATGCCGGGAATCGGCGGGGGCGCGTCCATGGCGAGTCTCCCGGCCCTCGCGTTGTCGTTGGGCACGGCGGCGTACTCGCCCGCTCCGTGGGCCGGCGGCGGCGCGGCGGCTGGCGCGACTGGCGGCTATACACCTGCTCCGTGGGCTGGCGGTGGCGGGTATTCCCCGCTCGGCGGGTACTCTCCGGTTGGCGGTTCGTCTCCGCTCGCGCATGGCGGCCTTGCGGGGCTGGCGGCTCCTGGCGGCAAGGGAGGGTTCTCCCTCTCGAACCTGAAGGGATCGCTTGGCAACCTGGAGAACTTCGTCATCAACCCGAAGATTTGGGACGCGACCGGCACGAGCTTCGGCGCTTACGCTGGCTCCGTCCTCACGTCTCCGGCCGCGATGATGGCCGGGATGATGATGGGTACCAGTGGCCTCATGGGGTCGCATCGCGGCACCTGGGGCGGCGTGGCCATGGGGACCGCGGGCGGCGCGCTCGTCGGCGCGGGTATCGGCGCGCAGTTCGGCGGCCCGATGGGCGCGGCGCTGGGCGCTGGCATCGGCGCGGTCGCGGGCTTTGGCATCGGCCTCGGCGAGAAGTTGTTCGGCGTTGAGACGCCGGAGAACCAGGCCAAGCGACTCGCGAAGCAACTGTACTCGATCAGCATCGACAACTCGATGGCGAAGCAGATCGTGCAAATCGCGCAGCAGAAGTACGCCGGTGAGGTCAGCGTCGCCGTCCGTGATCCCGACGTGCGGAAGATGCTGATGCTGTACTCGCAGGCGACCGGCCAGAAGATGCCTCTCTCCGCGACCACGCCGCAGTCGGCGGCGCTCGCGGAATCGGGCGGGCGTCTCTATCAGCAGGCCACTTACGTGAACGGCACGCCGTACACGTTCCAATCGAATCTGCCGGTGATGGGCGGTTACCCGACCGGCACGTACCCGACTCCGGGCAGCGCCATGTCGCTCCAGTTGAACGTCTCCGGCCAGGGCGCGGCGCAGTTCGTCGCCGGGCAGGTCGTGACGCCGGAGTTCGTGCAGGCCCAGTGGTCGAGCGCCGGGGCGTCGAGTAACGGGCGTCTCCAGAACTCGGCCATGATACAACAACCTGGGCTGGTGGTGGCCTAACCAATGAGTCGCAAGTTATTGGCAATCTCTGATATGTCTTAGTTTCCTGTTACTTGCTCTCATTCGGCGTCGGACCTAATTTCCCGAAAATCTTATACGCGTGATCAAAGTCTCCAACACTTCCATGAAACAGTTTCTTATCGAGACGGATCGGCTTCGGCGGTGTCGCAGTTGGCACCAAGGTCGTATCCGTGGATTCGACTCCGTTTGACGTTTTCGTCTTTTCGATAGCGACCCAGCTTCTCAGCACTACTACACTGTCCTCGGACTCATATAGAAGCTTCAAAGGGTTGGTGATGTTTGTTCCATCGATAAACGAGATGCCGAGTTCTTGCAGATAACCCTTTGCGGCTGGGTCAGCTTGGAATAGAACCTGTTCGCACTGACCGCCACCCCACCGTTGGGGTATATGCGAATAAATCGCCTCAGAGAACTGGTAGATATAGGCGGCCATCGAGAAAATGCAACCTGTTGAAAGGATAGCCATCTTGGCCCAACCTGTCGCCATTCCACTAAAGCTTGTTAGCTTCAGAGCTCGTCGATAGAACCTTATGGCCTCAATCCCCAACACGGCTGTACCGGCAGCACTAATCCATAGTGAAACCGCGGCACCAAAACCTCTCAAGATCCAGTGATCAGCCAAATCATTCGGATCACCCCATTCCGTCAAGCCCGAATAGACGGGATTCGCTCTTGAAAGCGGAAGACTAATCAACAGAGCAAGGGGAAGTGGCAACAATAGCTTGAGCGCGCTGGGTGGTCTGAGCAAAGCCAAAAGGAACTTTCGAGTGCTTCCCGTACGTGCTGCAGACCCAACTGCTGAAAGCACGGGAATAGCGAACAGAACGAGGCTAAGAACCACAAGCGCGCCCGTAAGTATCGCTTGAGGTTTCCAGAACGAGAAGTTCGTAATTTCGAACTGCTCCAAATATGCGTTAGCTGTCAAAAGCCCTACCGAATAAACGACTGCGACTAAAAGGGCTCCCGCCTTAGCGATTTGTTCGAAATCGAGATCCTCTCGATGTTCAAAGCCTGTGCTACTGCTTCGGGCAGACAATTGACCCGCTGCTGAATCCGACATAATCCGATCAATCTACCATAACGCAGCACTAGTGAAACCGACATCCTTCATGCCTGGTAATCTCCAGAACGCGGTTCCGAGTGGCGTAATGCCGTACGCCCTCTGCACCGCGTTCTCCGAATCTCGCGAGTACGCCCAACTGCAGTATCACGACGGCACCGTCCAGCGCTCGCAGTTGGCGAGCACCTCGCGGCGCACGTTCAAAGTTTCGCAGCGATTGAACGCGACGAAAGTCGCAGCGCTCAAGACCTTTTGGGACGGCCAGCAGGGCGGCGTCGTCCCGTTCGTCTTCTACAACCTGATCGAGGGCACCTACGATCCCACCGGCAACTCCGTGACGGGCCGGTACACGGTCGTGTTCCGGAGCAACTGGCAGCAGACCACCGGCCTCGCGCGCACCGACGTGCAGAACCTCGAATTGATCGAAGTCGCCTGATCCTATGTCCGACACCATTGGTCGCATCGCCGTCCCGTCGCTCGCCTCCTCGGGTCAGACGTTCCCGTTGACGAGTGACGTTGGATTCGGCTTCGCTCAGGAGCGCCCCGTCGTGGTCCACCGCTTCGGCGAGTTGGACGCCAAGGCAGAGCAGCGCTTCGCGGTCGGACTCGGCCCGCGCAAGTTCGCCTTCAGGCGCCAGCACCTCTCGAAGCGCGACCGCAACTCGCTGATCACGTTTTGGGAGGGCGTCCAAGGCGCGTGGCAGTCGTTCACGTACAACGCGCCGAACGCCGACCAGACGACGACGCCGACCACGGTGACGTGGGAGTACGCTCCTCTCTCGCTCCAGTACCTCGCCAACGCCTGCCAAGTCGGCTTCAATTTCCTCGAGGTCCCGACCGCCGGCCCGACCTATCAGGTCAACAGCACGTGTACGCGGTTCCCGTCCTCGACGCTCAAGACTGCTCTGCTGTCGCAGGTCCAGCAGATCATCCCGTTGATCCACATCCGCGTGCGCGAGGCGGCGGTGCCGGATATCTGGATCGCCGACCGGCGCTGCACGCTCTCGGACAACGCGAGCGGTGCGGTCCAGTCCGCGATGGGCTGGCCGACCAGCAGCCAGCTCTACCTGCCGCGAGTCCTCGGCCTCGGCGAGCCCGGCTCCGACACGATCATCTCGCAGGACATCAAGGGCACCGCCGACAACGTGCAGTTCACGTTCGGCAACGCCGACCGCGTGATGACCGCGCTGGCCAACGATACGGATCTCAAGTTCGCGTCCATCGACCTGTGCCTCCTGCACGTCAACTCGAACACCATCCTCCAACTCTGGAAGGGTTTCATCGTGAGTTACACGACGGACGGATCGCCGCAGTTCACCGTCCGGTGCTCCGATGGCCTGTTCCAACTCACGCAGATGTACCCGGTGCGCGTGATCTCGCGCCAGTGCTGGAAGACGTACAACGACGGCGTGAACTGCCCCTATGCTACGCATGGCAGCCTCCAGACGGGCGTCTCCTGCTCCGGCGTTCCGTTCCAGGCCAGCGCGTCCTCCTGCGACTATTGCTTCGACTCGGCCAATGGCTGCCAGGCGCACGGCATGTCGAAGTACTTCGGCGGCCACCCCGCCGAACCGCAGGGCGTCTGGATCAAGGACAACTCGACCGGCCTGTGGGGCATCGGGCGCAGCACCGTGACCGCCACGTCCATCATCTCGGACACCATCTGGGGCAACGCGCTCCAGGAGATCTGGTGCAACGACGACGGCGATCCGGGGAAGGCGTTCTGGGTGAACTGTATGATCGCGGCCGGCCGCGACGAGTCCGACTTCTACGATGCCCTCGGCGTCGTTGGCGCCGGGCCGATCTGCTCCTACACCGGCATGCTGGTGTACCAGAACGCGGACGGCTACCGCTACATCATCGCGCCCATGCTCGATGGCCAGACGCCGCAAGGATTCGTGGTCGATGGCAATCTCAACGTCACCAAGGACCAGCCCACCATGGGCCTGCGCGAGGTGGCCGGCAACGACCCATGCGATCCGACGCACGACTCCTTCTCGCTGGGCAACGGGACGCCGCAGGTGTGGGGTCCGGAGATGGCAGCCGGGACCGCGTTCGTCGAGATCCGGCGCACCGACCAGAAGGGCATCCAGCCCACCACGACGGACCAGCATCAGATGCAGGTGCCGGTGTCGCAGGGCCTCGCGGGCTATACCTGGGACCAGAACGGCAATCGCACGCTCGTCAACGGCCTCACGAACCCGTTTTGGATCGGTGTCAACTCACTCCTGCGCGCGCTGGGGCTGTTCGGCGCGTCGTCCGCGACGCAGCTCCAGACGTTCGTCCTGGCCTCGCTGTACGCCGGTGATGGCAGTGGTGCCGCCGAGATCGCGGACGATCTGGTCACGCCGATCATCGGCACCGGGTACGAGAAGCAGTGGCGGTTCCAGGGCGTCCTCGCGTCACAGAAGCCATTCCGCGATTGGCTAGTGGAGATCCTGGCCTGCGGCCTCGGGTACTTCACCTTCGAGTTCGGCAAGCTGAAGATTGGGTCGCGCATCAATGCGTCGGCGGTCGAGGCGTTCACCCTCGGGAACATGCTGTTCCAGACGCTCCGGTTGGAGCCGGTCGAGGCGGCGTTCGAGCACCTGATCATCGACTTCGCGGATCAGGCGTACCAGTATCAGGCCAACACCGCCGAGTACACGGACAAGGATCACGCCGCCTACTATGGCCGCGCCGGAGCGCCGTTGACCGCGCGCCAGCACCTCGTCGGTTGCGGCACGCTCTCGCAGGCGTTGCGCCTGGCGGTCGTGCGGACGCGCGAGGAGGTCGGCGGCATCAACTCGACCGAGTGGCGCAACGCGCGTGTGGCCTCGTTCCAGACGACTATCCTGGCGCTCAACACGGAGGTCGGACAGGTCGTGTCGATCACCCATGGCGACGTGCCGGGCGGCGCGGGCAACTTCCGCATCCAGTCGTGGCGCCTCAAGAAGGACTGGAGCATCGAGATCACCGCCAAGACGGTGACGTCCTCGATGTACGACTTGACGGTCGGCCCAAAGCCCATGGACGTGGTGCCCTCCCCGCTGCCGGGGATGGTCTATGCGATCCCGCTCGGGCCGATGTGGGCACCGTACCAGATCCAAGCGCCGGCCGGAGATGCTCTGTTCCCCAACGAGTGGACGTTCGACTCGGACCAGACGTACACGAGCCTCGCGGACGGCAGCGCACTCGCGTCGCTGGCCATCACCGGCAAGCTGCCGGTCAACGCGTTCAGCCCCGGCGTGAGCGGGCCGCTCATCGGCGGCGTCAGTCAGAGCGCGACCGGAGGCCAACTGCCCGGAGGGACGACCTACCGCATTACCCTCTGTTTGATCGATCCCAACGGACTGCCGTCCACGCCGTCGCCCATCGTTATCGTGACTACGGCGGCGGGAACCAACACGAACAGCATCACGCTGACTGGCCTCACGTGGCCTGCGGGTGTCGATTCCACCTGGAGCTATGCGCTGTTCGCCTCGACGGAGGACGACCTCATCTGCTGCCAGGCGACCGCCCAGATGACGGGACTCTTCTCGTCGATTAGCTGGTCGGGATTCGCGCTTCGGTCCACGTGGGCGCTGCCGTCGCCTTATGTCTCGAAGATCCGAATCAAGGCGAAGCACATCGTCCACAGCGGGATTGTCGGCGTGAACGTGGACAACGTGACCGGGACGACCATCGTCTGCAACGAACTGATCAACCCGGCCACGACGTTCAGCCCGGTGGGCCGGATCGTCTCGGTCATCGGGCGGCCGGAGAGCAGCACGCCGTTCGTGAGCTTCACAATCACGGCTTTCGACAAGACGACCGGCACGCTCACGGTGACTCCCTCGCCGATCACCAGCGGGCACCCGGAGTTGTCGGTCCAGCAGAACGACACCATCGTCATTCGGTTCAAGGCGGATGCCGCCAACACGAGCAACCAGACGCAGATCACCGACTCCGGTTGCCAGAACATGATCTATGCGAACGGCATGACGCTGGGTGCCGAGGTTGGCAACGTCCTGCGAGTCATCCAAGGCACGGGACGCGGCCAACTGCGCAAGATCACCGGCAACACACAGACCCAACTCTCCTGGGACCTGCCGTTGCTGCTCGACACCACGTCGGTCTGGATAGTGGAGGCTCCGGCGTGGGATTACAGCGCCGACTCGACGGCGATCAACAATGCCGACCCGTCGCACCCGGTCACGCTCAACGTGCCCACGGACAACTTCGTGGACACGCCTCTGCTGATCGCCGGGTTCACCGTCGATTCGAATGGCAACGAGTGTCCGGACGGCGACGTGCCCATCCGCGAGGACTGGATCTATGGCGCGGAGGGGCAGGGCAACGGGTTCATGCTGCCGGTTGCAGGCGTCCTCGGAATCCAGTCCGATGCCGCGCCTGCGTTCTACCTCAATGGCGATACGACGCCGGGTGCTATCAAGGCTTACGTGAAGTCCGCTCCGGTGGGCGCGGATCTGACGTTCTCGCTTTACATCGGCACGAGCAGCACCCCGTACATTACGCTCACCATCGCCAACGGCAGCAAGTCGGTCGTGGCCACGTCCGACGTAATAGACGCGCTCGCGCCAATCCCAGCCAACACGAACGTGCGCCTCGCGATCACGTCGGTTGGCGCCACGTATCCCGGCACCGATCTGACGGTGTTTGTGTACTCGTAATCCTATCCGCGTTCCGCACCCGCGGCAGTCGATAGGTGCTGGACTTCAGCGGAAGAGGGGGGTGTAGGCAGAGGCACGGTGCGCGGTATGCCGGATAGTCTGGGGGGGTTCGGGTCTTCCTCACGAATGATGGCCGCCTCAGGCATAGTTCCCTCAATACCCAACAGGTCAACCTTCATTGCGTGCTTTATCTCCGCTAGTGAACGAGGGACTTCGTGCATCTTGGGGTGGATTATGGCTCCAGGGCGGCCATCCGCCAGGACTTCACGTAAGGCACTGAAGACAGCATCGAATCCTTCGACCACAGAATTCGAGAAATACAACTCGTTGCAGTACACATATTCCATAGCATCAACAAGTTTCTGTTCTGCGGCCCCGATGCGATAGAACTCAATCGTGTGAATAAGGTGGCCCATGCCTTGCTGTGGGTCCGCAGAAAGGCGAGTAGCGACCATCTTTCTTTCATCGAGCGGGACGCCCGTGGCCGCCAAATAGTTGTCCAATTCCTCGGCAGAAAGCAGCCCCAAAGCTTCACCGCGCTTTAGCGCAAACATCTCTCGGTTGATGGCGTGATACGCAGTCCGCGCAAGTCGGTAAGCTTTCGAATTGACCTTGTGCTTCTTGGCTGCGTATAGGGTAAAGTCTTGAAGCTTCGTCTGATACTCAAACTGCAGTTGTTGTTTGGCCTCGTCGACGCGCTTGTCGACCTCGACCTTTACACTGCCCTTTAATCGCTCCTCAATCCAAATCTTCAGAGCCCACTGTACCGCCGCGAAGACTGCAATTGCCAAACTCAACTGAAGCCCGGTCATTCTCGAAAAAATAGCACAGACCAATAGGAATCGCGAAATTGGATCCGATCTACAAATTCCAGCCTCACCGGACCATGCACCTCCAGGGCTTTGACGCCTATGGCGCGGCGGCTGCCCTTTGGGGCGCGTCCGAAACCGCCTTCAACGTCTCCGGAGTGTTCCGCGACCAGGGCGATTTTGCGGTTCTGCTGCTGTTCCAGAAGGACGATCCCTTCGGCCACCCGCGCTTCTCCTACCTGCCGGATGGCAACATCTCCGGGCTCACGCTCGACTTCGATGTCGAGTTCCAGGGCATCCAAGCGTTTGAGTCGAAGCGCTGGCCCTGGATCGATTGGGCCTACATCAACGCCTCTGACGAGAGCGGGAACTTGCTCCAGCACTCGCTTCGCGATCTGGCGATCGGCCCCGCCGGCCGAACCGGAGCGTCGGGCACGTTCACGCTCAACCTGGGCACGCCGACAAGCAGCGACCGCGTGACGCTCTGGTATCAGAACCAGTCGTTCGATTACAGCGTGAGTTCCGCCAGTGGCGGTACCTCCTGCGTGCAGAGCATCTGGTGGGCAGCGGCGGCGTCCTCGTGCGAGCAGGATATGTGGTGGCAGAGCGCCGTCTCGTCGTGCTACCAGGCCATGTGGTGGCAGGGCGACCACGAGTCCTGCGTCCAAGCGATGTGGGGCGGCCAGGGAGCCAACTACACCCACTTCGTTGAGATCCAAACGCAGGCGCACGGGTGGAACCACATCTATGGCGTCCAGGAGGGCAGTCTCAACAGTGCGCAGATCGCGCAGAACATCGCGGCGCAGATCAACGGCTCGGACCCGTACTGCGCGGCCACGGTGGGCGGCCAGTACGGCAACGAGATCACCGTCACGCTCAAGACCCTGATCCCGATGACGGACTGCGTCGTGTCGAGTTCCGATGGCTCGGCATCTGCGACGTTGTCGATGTATGTCCATTGGGTGCAGATCGGCAGCAACAAGTATCAGGTCGCAGAGGATGGCCTCAACAGCCAGCAGATCGCGCAGGCGCTCGCGGGGCAGATCAATGCCGCCGACCCGAATTGCACCGCTGTGGCGGGCGGCCCGGATGGAACCAACGAGATCGTCATTACGCTCAAGAGCGGTGTCGCCGGGCCGGTCACCGTGTCGAGTTCGGACGGCTCGGGCACGGTCACGTTGAGTGGTTACACCCATTGGGTGAAGATCGGAACCGTCCAGTACTCCTGCGCGCAGGGCAGTCTTACTTCGGCGCAGATCGCGGCCAACATCGCGGCGCAGATCGCCGCCAGCGACCCCAACTGCACGGCCACGGTCGGCGGTACCTCCGGTAACGGCGTGATGGTATCGCTCCGGAGCGGGGTCGTCGGACCCATCGCGGTGTCGAGTTCGGACGGCTCCGGCCCGGCGACACTGAGCGACGCCACGCACAGCGTGACTATCGCGGGCATCGTGTACTCCTGCGACCAGGATGGACTCTCGTCGGCGCAGATCGCACAAAACATCGCCGACCAGATCAACGCGAGCGACTCCAACTGTTCGGCCACGGTGGGCGGGGACGGCAACACGAACGACATCACCATCGCGCTCAAGACCGGCGTCCAAGGACCGATCAACGTCTCCAGTTCGGACGGTTCCGCGGCGGCTACGCTCACGGCGTTCGACCCCGCCGCCATGTGCTCGCAACTCGCTACGGGCATCAACAACGTGGACTGGACGACGTATGGGCCGGTGGTGCTCCACGCGACCGCCTCTGGCAACCAGATCACCATCACCGCCGAGCCGGGCGCGGACGGGAACGCGGTCACGTTCTACGAGCTGCACGCCAGCGAGAACCTCTACTTCTCGCCCTCGACGCTGCAACTGGCGGGTGGCTCCTCGGACAACGTGAAGTGGCATTTGACGATCGACTTCGGAGCGTTGGGCTGGACGGATGTGACGAAGGTGTGGCTCACGTTTGCGCCCGCGCTGGCCAACGGCGCGGCCTATACGCCGACCGAGTGGAGCGTCAACGTCACCAACTGGCGGTCACCGACCCCAACAACGTCCGCGCGCTCAAGGTCGCCGGGCCTGGCTCCCTCCGGTTGGAGGAGGACGACTATTGGGTGGCGCAGGCTGGCTATTGGGAGGACCCGTCGCTGGTGGCGCCCAAGGTGGCGGCGTACTGGAGCATGGGCCGGGCGATCCGGTCGGCGTACAGCCAGTACGAGACGCGCACGCTCACCATCGAGACGCATTGCCAGTCCACCCACGATGTTTACCTGGGGACGTGGCTGGACACGAACTGCGGCATCATCTCCGCGACCCTCGATGGCGGTGCGCCGGTCACGCTCGACTGCTACGGCTCCGGCATGCTGGCGCGGCGGCGTCTGTTCCAGAACGTGGCGGCGGGCCAGCACACCATCGTGATCTCGATGACCGGCAACAAGAACGCGAGCAGTGATGGGTGGTACTTCTACTTCGACTTCCTGGAGTGCGCGGTCCTCTCGGACGTGCCCGACGCGCCGGAGACGCGATCCGATATTGGCCTGGCCACCGACTATGACACCGACAACACGTACAAGCTCTCGCCGCAACGCCTGATCTGGAACATCCAGAAGCTCGGGCTCGTGGGCGAGATCGATCATTACTGCGGCGTCTTCTGGTGGAACCAGCGCAAAGCGTCGGGCGGCGTCTATCCGAGTGCGACGATCACGTTCGACGGGGCATGGCAGGACCAGGACACGATTTGGGTCCACATCGGCGACGGCGCGGTTGGCAAGACCGTCTTCCCCGCCGACACCTCCGAGACCATCGCGGCGCACTTCGCATACTTCATCAACGCGACGCTGGTCGGGGTGTGGGCCGAGGCCAACGGGGCGGTCCTCACCATTACGTGCCGGAGCACCGCCGCTAACTGGCTGTACTCGTTGTCGGTCGATACCAGCACGGCGAACGGCACCGCCACGGTCGTCGGCGACCTGCAAACCGGCGCGGCGGCTCCCACGTGGGTCATCGACCCGACCGCCAGCCAGCCACTCAACCGCGCGATCCGCGACTGGTACGCGGATTACTTCTCCGCGCTCAAGGCGGCCGGAATCGGCGTGGTCGTCTCGTTCTCGCAAGAGTTGGTCAACCCGCCCGACGATCCGGCCGGCGGCGCGGTGTGGACGCAGAGATATCCGGACAACAGCCCGGCGACCACTGACACCGGCTTTGGCGGGCTGTATAGCTCCATGTCGGCGTTCAGCACGCCGGTCGTGAACTATCTGGCCTCGGTTTACGCCGAGATGGGCGCGCTCATGGCGGCGGCTGGATTGACGCCCCGGCTCCAGTTCGGTGAGGTGCTGTGGTGGTACATCATCGGCGCGAGTGGCATGGGGTTCTATGACGCCGACACCAAGACTGCTGCGCAGGCGACCCTTGGCCGCGCGCTCCACACGTTCCTCACTTCCAACGACGACCCGAGCGTCAACGGGTACGCGGACGCGAACTTCCTGGCGGCGCGGTTGGCCGGTTACGTGGCGGCGGTGCAGGCGGCGGTCCTCGCGCAGGTGCCGTCTGCGCTGTTCGAGATCCTGTGGCCGTTGGACGTGAACGATCCGACGAACTGCCGGTTGCTGCATTACGTGAACCTGCCGCCGGCGTGGACGGCGCGCGCTGGCTCCGGGTTCGATACGTTCATGTGCGAGGGATTCCAGTACGGCGGGATCGACTTCAATCTCGACGAGGCGCAGACCTGCGCGGGATACCCGTTCACGGTGCTCTCCTGGGACCGCGCCCACTGCCGGTATTTGGAGGGCTGGTACAACCCGGCCTGGCCGTGGGCGCGCGAGTTTCAAGCTGCGCAGCGGACGGCGGTTCCGCTGATCAAGTTTTGGGCTTACGACCACATCTGCCTGTTCGGATGGCCGTTGCCCTTGCCGAAGCAACCCCCCGCTCCGGTGATCCTCTAAACCGACTCCAAAGAGGTGCTTATGAACGACCGCGACGCGCGGCTGCAGGAAGTCGCGCGCATTGCCGTTGCGCTCGAAGCGCAGACCGGGTGCCCGGCGCAGTTGTTGATTGCGCAGTGGGCAGTCGAGTCCCAGTGGGGCGCGAAGCCTGCGGGCCACGCGAACTACTTTGGCATCAAGAAGGCCGCGTGCCACGAGATGTGCTGCACGGTCACGACGCGCGAGGTGATCCACGGCGTCTCGAAGATGATGGATCTGGAGTTCGCCGATTACCCGTCGCTGGCCGACTCCTGCGAGGACTATGCGTGGCTCATCACGCAGGGCAGTCCGTACAAGGACGCGTGGGCCAAGTACCAGGTCACGCACGACCTCCATGGGCTGATCGCGTCGGTGGCGGGCACGTATGCCACGGACCCGCATTACGCCAGCATGGTGTCCCTGATCGCCTGCCAGGAGAACGTGGCCGACGCTATCGTGGCCGCGCGCCAGGAGGCGACCCATGTGGCTTAGGCTGCGCTTGGCCCTTCTTTGTGCCCTGTTGGCCGCCCTGACCGGGGTGGCAGTGCAGGCCGCCCTCCTCCTCCACGCCGCCACACAGGCCACCCGTGCGTTGCCAGGGGCCGTTTGTGCGGAGGTCCGGACCACGCGCGCCACTCTGGTGGGCGAGATCGCGGCCACGCGCAAGGAGTTGCTGGCCGCCGTCAACTCCCAGGCCGGTGATGCGCAGGCGAAAGTGGATAGGGCCTTGTCGATCCTGGACCGGCGCACCGGCGACGCGCTGGCGCGCGTGGACACGCTGCTCGCCACGACCGGCACCGCCGTGGCTGAGGCCAACGCTCAACTCTCGGTGGCCAATGGCACGCTGGCGGGGGTGCGTGAGGATCTGAAACCTTCGCTTCAGGAAACTCAAAGCACGGTTAAGGACCTGCGCGACTCCTGGGACGACCTGTATTGGGACGTGAAGGCGTCCGTCGAATCGGCGACGGTTGCCGCGCGTGGAGTCGCTGAGGCATCTGAGGCGGCGGGCAGGGCCGCGCCAAAGCTCGCGGATGCGGCAGTGAGGAACGGCGACAACATCGCGGGGATCACTGCCGATGTTCACACCGCCACGAGCGCCTTCGTGAAGCCGAAGACGACGTGGCAGAAGATCAAGTCCGCACTCTGGCTCGTCGCCTATGGCGCGGCGCACGCCATTTAGCGAACCACAACCACAGCGGGCTGACCCGACGAGCGCTCGTTCACCGTCCAGGTCCAGGACCGCTGATCACATCGCGCCCGGCGATCTCCGGGCAGAAAAGAGAAAAGCCATGATCATGTTCAAGTCGGTGGGGCATGCGTTCGCCTTCACCATCCAAAAGATCCACGCCGGCCTTCAGGCCGTCGAGAAGGTCATCCCGGCAGTCCAGAAGGACGAGGCCATTGTCGAAGGGATCACGGCGTTGATCCCCGGTGCCGGTGCGCAGACGGCTGTTGCCATCGAGCGGGTGGCGTTCGGCATCCTCGGCGACGTGGCGGCGGCGGTCGCGAAGACTGACCAGGCGGCGCTCGCCAACGGCGTGAACGTCGCGTTCGACGCCGACGTGGCAACGGCGGTAAAGACGCTGATCAGCGACTTCAAGACGGAACTCCAGGCGGCTGGCCTGAAGGTATAGCGCCAATGTCAATCCGCGCCGAGTTCCTGGAACGCGAGGCGGGCCACGTCGTTGTCTGCCTCATCCTGATCGTGATGGGCGCGGGGCTGTGGATGCTCAAGGTGCCCAAAGGCGAGGACTTGATTCCCTTCGCCTTGGGCGTCCTGGGCCGCAGCATGATCGGGCGCAAGCCCGCACCGGAGGACAACGACAAATGACCGCACAGGAAGCTACCGTCATCATCTCGTTGGTCGGCCTGATTTCCGTGGCGATCAACGTGTACGTGGGCCTGCGCCTGGCCGCCATGCAAGCGAAGATCGACGCGGACTCGGCCACGCTCCGGGCCGAGTTGCTGAAGCAGTTCGTGGTGTGGAAAGACGAGGTGCTGGGCGCCATCAATGGCAAGTACGTGAGCGAAAAACTCATCGTCGAAATCCGATCCGGCATCGGGCGGGAAATCGGCCTCCTCGCCACGAGGATCGACCGCATGGACGAGCGGTGCGAACGGCGGTACAGCGTTTGCCCCGCACGTACCAGAGAGTCCCAGGAATACCCCCCCACCGTGGGCCGCCCGGCCATCCCCCGGCTTGGCGGCCCGCCCGTTGTTGTATTTCCCTGCAAGCAGTAATCCGCGCTGTAACTCCTTCCGTTATCACCAATTACAAACCGCCCCAAATAGGCCCACAAAGAATAACCGGATTTCAAACTACAAAACTATGGTTTGAGGTCGTACTATATTTTCCGCAGAATCAACGGGCTGCACAAAAACGGGTCAAGTACACTTCCGGACAAATCTTGACCGCGTTTTGGACTCCGATTATTTTTGATCTTGTAGTTAGATCGCAGCAGCGCTTCGGTGCGCTTCCCACAGAGCGGGCGACGCCGCAGACGCGCCATTTTCGGCGGCGGTTAGCACGCTCAAATCCAGCAGATCGTGGTGTATGCCCGAGGTGTGTCTGCACGACGAAACGGCGAAAACGAATATGGAGAACTCGCAGTACAGGAAACGTGTGTCTAAACCGGGCCCCAAGCCCAAGAAGGCCCGCATCAATCAGGATCACCATGGCCTGCCGCAGATGATGGTCGCGGTCAGCGCGGAACCCGAGTTCGGCGGCAATCCGATCTCGCTTACCTGGGCGTACAAGTTCCTCAATGGCCAGGGCGTCTCCGCGCCGATGCAACGCGTGAAGAAGGAAGCCCTGCGGCGCCTCCGGATGAAGCAAACCCAGGAGTGCGCGGCGTGATCGAGACCGCTGTGAGCGTCGAATCCGGCATCATCCGAGTGGAGCCGTCCATGGCCAATATGCTGCGCTGCATCCGCCTCGGTGGGCGGATGGCCGGCAACGGCCAGTCGTGCTTCTTCCCGGCGACCGCGGATTACGCCCGGCTGTTGCGCACCGCATTGCGCGACATCCGTACAACTCCGGAGTTCGACGCTCTGATTTCCGGCACCGGGGTTCTCATGTCCCCGCCTCCTGTCACGGGCGCGGTTTCACCCGCGACCTTGGCCGCGCCCGTGCTCGTGCCGGAGATCGTGGTGCCCGAGCCGGAGATTATCCTGCCGGCGGGACTGCTTACGACTCCCTGGCGGCACCAGAAGGCCGCCTATAAGTTCTGCCTCGATAAATTCAGCGCCGGAATGCACGGAGTCCTCCTGGCGATGGGCATGGGCACGGGCAAGAGCCTCGTCGCCTGTATGCTGCTCCTTTCGCTCTATGAGCGCCGCGCCGGTAAGAAGCCTCCGGTCGTGATGATCGTGTGTCCGTTGCGCGTGATCCAGGTGTGGCAGGCGCAGTTCGCCCGCCACATCGGCATCGAGATGATCGTGGTCACGCTGGATGACGACGCCGGATCGGTCGCGCAGAAGATGAGGCTCGCCGAGGAGAAGCGGAAGCTCGCGGAAGTGCTGGGCAGGCCCTTCGTCTGCGTGATCAATTACGACTCGGCCTGGCGCGACCCATACGCCTCGTGGGCAGAGAAGCTGTGGTGGGACTTCATTATCGCGGACGAGGCGCACCGGATCAAGAGTCCGAGTGGCAAGGCGTCCCTGGAATTCAAGCGGCTGCGCACCCGCGCCGCATATCGCGTGGCGCTCACCGGAACGCCCATGCCCCACGGCCCGATGGACATTTACGCCATGTTCCGGTTCCTGGACGTGACGGTCTTCGGGCCGTCGTTCACGGCGTTCAGGGTCAAGTACGCCGTCATGGGCGGCTACCAGCGCAAGCAGATCACCGGCTTCCAGAACCTTGAGGATCTGGAGCGCCTCATGAGCCGCATCACGTTCCGCGTCGGACCGGAAGTGCTCGACCTGCCGCCCGCGACAGAGGTCACGTATTACTGCGCGCTCACCGGCGAGGCCGCCCGAATCTACAAGGATCTGGACGAGGACTTCGTGGCGCGCGTCAAGGACGGCGCCGTGACGGCGGCAAACGCCATGGTGAAGCTGCTGCGCCTCCAGCAAGTGACTGGGGGCTGCGTGCCAACCGACGATGGCGAGCCGCAACGTGTCGATTCGAGCAAGCTGAAGCTGCTGGCAGACGTGCTGGAGGATATCGGCCCGGATGAGCCAGCGTGTGTGTTCTGCCGGTTTCACAAGGACATGGACGCTGTTCACGAGGTCTGCGCGGAAGCCGGTTTCAAGAGCTTGGAGTTGTCCGGCCGCCGCGACGATTTGAAGCGGTGGCAAAACGGTGAGGCGCAGGTGCTCGCCGTGCAGATCGAGTCGGGCGGCGAGGGCGTCGATTTCACGCGCGCCCGATACTCGATCTTCTACTCGGTGGGCTTCCGTCTGGAGAAGTACGAGCAGGCCAAGAAGCGAACGCACCGGCCTGGCCAGGAGAGGCCGGTAACGCATATCCACCTCGTCGCGAGGAACACGGTGGACGTAAAGGTCATGCGCGCACTCGAAAAGCGCGCGGACATCGTTGGGTCGATCCTCGCCGAGATCAAGAACTAACGCGAAGAACGGAGAACAGGATGGACACGACAAAGGTGAAGGAATACGTGTGTCTCGAACGGCGAAAGAAGGATCTGAGCGCCGAGTTGAAACAGGTCGAGCACGACCTCAAGGACCTGGAGCGCGTGGTCATCGACCAGTTGGTCAACGCCGGGCTCGATGAGGTTGGTGCGGATGGACGGACGCTGAAGCTGAAGCCGTGCGTGTACATCAGCCCGGTGGAAGGCCGTTACGGCGTGATCGAGGCGCTCAAGGATGCGGGCCTCGATCAGTTCATCCCGCCCAACTACAACGACGCGCAGCTCCGGAGCTTCGTCGAGGAGATCGCCTCCGGCGTTCGCGCCCTCGCCAAGCGCGAGGACCGGCTGGCCACGGCAGAGGAGATCCGCGCCGCGCTGCCCGAGCCTCTCGCCCGTGCTCTCACCGTCATCGAGGGCTACAAACTCAGCAGCACGAAGTCGTGAGGGGAGAGCCATGTCGCAGGAGGAGAGCACCCGTTCGCGCAAGATGAGCGCCCTCACGGGGAAAGGCTACCGGCGCGTGGAAGCCGATTATGCCGGTCCGATCGTGGTCGAGGTCCACGAGGCCAACTTCAGTTTTGAGCAGCACGCGCTGTTTCGGCGCGTGTGGGGCCCGGAGTGGCCGGTCGTGCGGTCGGAGCCCTGGCATCCGAATGCCAAGGCGCCCGCCGATTCGCAGTTTGAGTTTCGCAGTCGAGAGTACTGAACCAAAAGGAGAGCTATGCCCCAGGAACTTGTCAAAAGCATCGGTGCGCCTCTCGCGCTCACCATGCCCGAAGAAGAACGCAAGGAGGTCATGGCGGCGTTTGCCGTCAACTGCGCGAGTGGCAGCATCACGGAGTTCGATCTGCCCCGCATCAAAGTGGCCTCCGGAACAGCCCTCTGGCTGATTCCCGATCTGGAGGGCGACACCACGGCTCCGGCCATCGAGGGCGTCGTTGTTCACGCCCGCGACAACCGGACCTATTACAAATCCAAGGACGCGGGGAACGTGCCGCCCGACTGCTCGTCGCGCGATGGCCTCACCGGCTCCGGCACGCCAGGGGGCGACTGCTCGTCGTGCCCCCTGGCGCAGTGGGACTCCGCGCAGGATGGCGGCGAGGGCCAGGCGTGTAAGCAGTCGAAGCAGTTGTTCATGCTGCGTGGCACGTCGATGCTGCCGGAGGTCGTCTCGATCCCGCCGACCAGCCTCAAGGCGGTGCGTCAGTTCTTCCTGAAGCTCGTTACGCAACGGGTGCCGTACCACCACTGCATCCTGCGGATCGAGTTGGAGAAGGCGCAGAACGCGCAGGGCAAGCCTTACGGCAAGGCCGCGCTGAAGTTCGTGCGGAAGCTCTCGCCCGCGGAGATCGCCAACGCCGAGCACATGCGCCAGTTCGCGCAGACGTTCGCCGAGCGCGTGACGCCGGAGAAGTAGAACGCTATGTTCCCTGAAACGATCCTGCAACTCAACAACGGTGCGGCGGTAGCGGAGCTGTCTGCCGCGCTGGCCAAGGTTCTTGCCGCCGTGCGGGAATCTGGCAAGGCCGGTTCGATCACGTTCACCGTGACGGTGAAGCCCGCGTCCAAGGGCGTCACCAACGTGGTGATGGTCGAGTCGCAGATCAAAACGAAACTGCCCGAGCCCGAGCGCGGCATGACGGTCTTCTACCTGACCGAGGACAACCGCCTCGTGCGCAACGACCCGCGTCAGCAGCAGCTTCCACTTCGGGTCGTGGAAATCGAGCAGGCCAACGAACTCAAGGAGGTCATTTAATCGTGTCCCGTACTCAGTACCCGTACGACAACAGCACCGGCCCCACCGTCATCGGCGACGTGGCGGCGGCCCTGGCGGCGGGCGGCGCCCTCGGTGAGCCGCGCACGCCGATGGAGCTTCCCGATCCGGCCGGCGGCCAGCCCGGCGTTTACACTGTGGTCCCCAAGGATTACAAGGTCGAGGACCTGGAACCCTTCCTGCCGCGCCCGCTGCGGATCGATCAGGACGTGACGCTCCAGGACACCGACTCTTTTATCGGTTACGTGAAGGAGTTCATGACCGGCGCCACGCTGATCTTCTTCGACGTGCAGACCGAGATCTTCAAGGCGGCCTTCGAGTACCACGAGATCGGCAAGCCCTCGTGGAACGAGCACACCGCCAGCTTCAAACCGCGCCGGAGCGTCGAGTTCCAGACGTGGATGGACTCCAACCGCAAGCAGATGACCCAGGTGGAGTTCGCCCGGTTCCTGGAGGAGAACCTGCCGGATATCGTGGAGCCGCCCGCCGCGGAATTACTCCAGATCGCGCTCACCTTCGAGGCCAAGAAGTCGGTGGAGTTTTCCTCCGGCGTGCGCCTGGCCAACGGGCAGATCCAGTTCCAGTACGACGAGGTGGTGCGCGGCACCGCGCAGAAGGGCACCATCGAAATCCCCGAGAAGTTCGTTCTCGGGATTCCCATCCACGTGAACGGCCCGGCGTACCGCATCGACGTGCGGCTGCGCTGGCGGCTCCAGGAGGGCAAGGTCGTGTTCTGGTACGAGGTCGTGCGGCCTCACCGTTTCATCGAGCACGCGCTCAAGGAGATCAGCCAGCGCATCGCGAACGAGACGGGTGTGCCCCTTCTCGCGGGGAGCATGGACGAGTAGCCAGGCCGGGCGGGCGGGAGGGGAGTTAGGAGCCGCCCCGTTAAAAGACCGAAGTCCGACACGGCACCAGCCCGGCGCCCGCCCCAACTCCAACACAAGGACAACACCATGAATAAGACGAAGGCAACGCAGAAGACGAAGACGGGCGCGACCGAGAAAGGAGCCCACGATCCCATCATCAGCGTCGCGACCTCCTGGTGCGCCGAGCACGATGTACCCACGCGCGTAATGCCCGAGCACACCATGCGGCTCATCGAGAGCGCGGGACTGCTGGACCACGCCATCGCGGAGGCTGGCGGACGGGACAAGGTGCCGGAGGCGGTGCTGCTGTACCGCGAACTGCTGCACGAGGCGGCGCTGGCGACGGCGATGCACGGGCTGAAGCGGGCCATCCTTGGCCTGTACGGCGAAGCGGGACGGTAGGAGCACCGCCGTGGCCGATACCAAACCCGACTATGGCATGCCGGTTCACCCGGTCTGTGACCTGTTCCCCCTGATGGATGCCAAGTCGCTGGCAGGGTTGGCAGGCGATATCAAAGCCAACGGCCTCGTCAATGCAATTGTGCTTCACGAAGGTCAGATCGTGGACGGCCGCAATCGGCTCCTGGCGTGTCGCAGTGCTGGCATCGAACCCCGTTTCGTCCAGTGGTGCGAAATCTACACAGGCCCAATGCCCATCGATGGATGGATCTGGAGTCTGAATGTTGAGCGCCGACACCTTACGCCAGATCAGATTGCATGGGCGATTGTGCAGCGCCGGGCATGGCAGGAGGAGCAGGCTGCGCGCAAGCGGAAGGTTGACGCCGGGAAGCAGTTCCACAAGGGCAGCCCAAAGGTTCCGGTGGAAGCACCGGAACCTTTGCCGAGGCCGAAAGGCGAGATCCGCGAAATCCTCGCGCAGGAAGCTGGCATAAGCACAAACAAAATCCGGCAAGCCCTTGAGGTCCAGAAGCTTGCTCAACGGCAAGTTGTCGGGCCGGAAACGGCCGACCAACTCAGACAGGGCACGGTCAAGCTACATGAGGTTTTGAAACAAGCCCGCCCTAACGTCGCCACGGTCGTTGTCGATCAGCCCCAGCGCGCGCCTGCGCTTGTGCAGGAAGAAGCCAACAGCAATACGCCGACGAGCCGGCACGATGCCCCCTCGAAGCGCAGGTTGACCGATGCACTGTCGCAGATTCGGGGCCATTGCCGTGGGCTGTTGGAATTAGATGCTTCTGCCATTCGTCGCGCATGCACGGCAGAAGAGACCGAAACCTGGGCTGAGATTGCCCACAACGCCGCCAAAGACCTCCGGTTGTTCAGCCGCAGGCTTACGGCGGCAACTGCAACGGAGGACAAAAAGTGACGAAACCGAAATCGAAGATGCTGCGGGTGCGCGCACAGGAGTTGCGCATTCATCAGTTCGCGCAGCGGGACATTCTTCCCTCGAAGCAAAAGAAACTGATCGAGGAACTGGATTTGGACGCGCTCGGCGTGTTTCATGCCGTCCAGTACGAGATCAATGGCGAACTGGCGTTGTGGGTAATCGATGGCCAGCACCGATTGAGTGCGTTGATGGCGCACGGCTTCGGGGAATGGTTCGTGGACGTCAAGGTTCACCTTGACATCACCGACGATGCGCACGCCTCCGCTCTGTTTCTGAAGTTGAACGACCGCTCAGTTGTGTGCCCCTACGACAAATTCAAGAACGAGGTTACTGCGGGAGACCAAGTAGCGCGCGGGGTTCGCGACCTCGTGGTGGCGCACGGCATCAGGGTGGCGAAGGAGCCCGGGGATGGGAAAGTGCGCTGCGTCATGTCCATGAAGCGAGTGTACGGGTTCGATAGCGGCGCAAGCCTCGGACGAACGCTCGACACCATCATTGCGGCTTGGGGACGGACAGAAACGGCGATGGACGGAAAGATTATCGAGGGCCTCGGTTTGTTGTTTAAGGCCTATGGCAACGTGATCGATCACGCCGCGCTCACGAAAAAGCTGGCCAAGTATCCTGGCGGCGCACCGGCTGTGCTTGGGGATGCCAGGGGGCTGAGGACCCACCGCTCCGGTGCGGTGGCGCGCTGCGTGGCCGAGATAATCATCGACGTCTACAACACGGGACGTAGAAGTGGAAAGTTGGACCCCCTTTAGGCCGGAGGGGAAGTAGCCATGGTCATCTCGCTTTGGCATTCCCTCCTGTCCTCCGGCCACAAGTGGGGATTCCCCCGCCGTTGGCGGGAGTTCGACGGCCAGCGCAACGTGGACGTGCAGACCTGTACGATGTGCGGCGCGCGGCGGATCTCGCCGGTGCAGTTCGGGCCGGCGGCAACCGCGCCTGCGCGCCGCGACCGGCAGCATCTCTCGGAGGTGCAGGCGTGAACCAGCCCCCGTTGGAGAAGGTCATCGTGTCGCGGATCGTCGCGACGCTCAAGAAGGTGCCAGGCCTGGTGGTCCGCAAGCGCCACGGCACAGTCATGGGTATGGCGGGCGATCCGGACCTGTACGGCAGTTATCGCGGGCGTCACTTCGAGATCGAGGTCAAGAGGCCCTTCGATTCGAAGTCGCAGTTGACGAAGCTCCAGGTTCAGCGCCAGGAGGAGTGGCGCCTCAACGGCAACGCGATCGTCGGCGTGGCGAGGAGTCCCGAAGAGGCGCTCGCCATTCTCGGGATCAGCACGGCGCGGCCGGAGTCGTACTGGCTTTGCCTCGGCTGCCGCGACTATATGTGGCGCGGCCATGAAGCGCCGGCCCGCTGTCCTCGGTGCGGGCATCGCCACTTCGAGGAGCGTCCGCAGAGGACGACGGCGACCGCATGATTTACGGGGCATCTACTCCGGCATCGAGGCCGCCACGCTGACGGTCCACGCGGTAAGGCGATTGGCAGCTCGATGGCCGTGCCGGGTAATGGAGTACGTGGACCACGTGCTCAAGGAGGCGGCATGATCTGCCCGGCGTGTGGGGAGGCCGAATTGCGCTTCCGCGAGCACGACAGCATCGAGAAGCACGGATTGGAGTGCGGGCCGTACGAGCACTTCCACGACGAGTGGTGGGAGTGTCCGGAGTGCGGCGATTGGTTCACCGAGAAGGAATTGGAGGCGTTGTCGTGATTTACGATCGCGAGGCGTTGCGCCAGTATCGCGAGGAGCAGCAGCAGGCAGGGGGGCGCCAGGCAAGCGGGGCCGACCTGCTCGCTCAGATCGCCGCCGACGCGCCGATGGACGACGCCACTGTCACCGTGTGGAACGGCGAGCGGTGGGTCGCGTGGGACACGTGGCTGGCGACGGCGCCGATCATCATCGAGGACGCGCCGATCACGGAATTGAAAGCAGCACCCGCTCCGGCCTCGCGTCCGCGCGGCTCGAACGACCAGAAGGCATTGTGGTGAATTCAATGGCGAACTATTTCCGCACTCATACCGGGCGACACGTTGATCTCTTTGATCCCAAGGCCAGCGAGATCAGCATCTTCGATATCGCCCGCTCGCTCTCGCAACTCTGCCGGTTCCTTGGCCACACCACGAAGTTCTATTCCGTGGCACAGCACTCGGTCCTCGTGAGCCAGTTGGTGCCCAAGGAGGACGCCCTGTGGGGTCTCCTTCACGACGCCAGCGAGGCGTACACGGGCGATCTGCCCCGCCCGTTCAAAGCGCTCCACGAGATGCTGCAGTACCGCGTCGCGGAGGTCCGGCTGATGGTCACGATCTGCGACCGCTACAAGCTGCGGCCGGAGATGCCGCGCACCGTGGAACTTGCCGACCGGGCGATGCTCGCGACCGAGTTCCGCGACGTGACTTCGGTGGACGACACCAAGTGGATTATCGCGGAGTGCGGTCTGCCGCCTCTACTGCATCTCACGATCGAGCCGTGGCTCCCTAAGGTCGCCGAGACGCGGTTCCTGGATCGCTTCACGGAGTTGACCGCATGACGCCCAAGGAGTTCCTGGATCTCCTCTGGGGCGCGAAGCCCGAGGAGCAGCACGTTCTGCTGTGGACGTGGCCGGATAGGCGCTCGCACTGGTTTCTCGACGTGTCCAAGGCGGGCGAGTTCGCCGCCGGCATCGGCCAGCAGAAGGATGTGTACGTGGGCGTCGGCTGCTCCAAGAATCAGTACGGGCCGGCGCGGCGGGCCAAGTCCGAGGAGATCACCGGCCTCTGCGGGATCGGAACCGATCTCGACCTGCTGTCCGAGGCTCACAAGAAGGCGCTCCCGACGACCGTGGACGAGGCGCTCACGATACTGCCGCCGGGGCTGCCTCCGTCGATCATGGCGTCCACCGGCAACGGTGTGCATCCCTGGTGGCTGTTCAAGGAGCCTCTGATCTTTGACAACGACGCGGAGCGCCAGGCGGCGGCGCGCGTCCTGGCACGCTGGCACAAGATGCTGGAGCGCAATGCCGCCGCCCATGGGTGGGTGTACGACAAACTCGCGGACCTCGCGCGCATCCTGCGCATCCCCGGCACGCGGAATCTGAAGGACCCGGCCAACCCGAAGGACGTGACGATCCTGTCCGTGACCGACCGTCGCTACAACCTCTCGGACATCGAGGAGTTTCTTGGCCCCGATGTTGGGGACCTGGAGTCCAGAGACCAGCGCGCTTTGCCCCCCGACTGGAAGCAGGGGTTCAACCACAAGACGCTCGTCGTCGATCTCCGGCAGCGCATCTCCCAGGACCGCATCGACGGCTGGATGCGCGAGGACATGCGCTTCCGCAACACGTGGCTCCGGCAGCGCCACGACCTGGAGGACCAGAGCCAGAGCGGTTACGACCTGGCGCTCGCCTGCTTTGGCGTGGACGCGGGCCTCTCCGAGCAGGAGATCATCACGTTGATCATCCACCACCGCAGCATGTACGCCCGCACCCATCGCACGAAGGTCGATTACTTCGAGCGGACTATCGCCAAGGCCATGCGCAAGACTGGCGGCGTTCCCGCCCCCCTGACCGCCGAGGAGGCCGACAAGGCCATCGCCGACGAGATTGCCAAGGATCACGGCCCCGTGGGAGACACCGCCTTCACCGACGCGGCCGCCAGCCCGCCGCCCGCGACCGGGCCGGTTGCGCCACAGGCCGCCCCCGTTGCGCCAGCCGTACCGCCCGCCGTCAATAGCGCCGCGAGGGAGTTGCCGCCCGAAGAGAAGGATAAGCTCTGCGCCGAAGTCGCCCAACTCTTCCGGACGCCCATCGTGAAGTTCCGCAAGATCAAGGGCAAGGAGCCGACCTACCAGATTGTGCTCGCCGATGACAGCGTGATCGACATCGCCGGGTTCGGCAAGTTCACCAACCAGCAGGCCATCTATGAGGCCATCGGCAACGCGACCAACGAGCCGATCCCGCATTTCAAGCCCGCGCTGTGGGAGGAGGTGAAGCGGCGCATGCTGAAGGCCTGTTACATCGAGGAGCCGACCGACGAGGAGGACCTCGTGCGCGGCGCCCGCATGCACATCGAGAACTATCTGCGGGAGACGGGGTTCATCGCGTCCATCCCCGACGAGAGCGTTCAGGATCAGCGCAAACCGGTCATCCTCGATGACGGGCGGATCGCCGTCTCGACGATCGATTTGCAGGCGTACCTGCTGAAGACCACGTGCGAGAAGATCCCCCGCCGCCTGGTCGCATCCATGCTGGTCGCTGTCGGCGGTACCAAGCACCGCGTGTGCGGTCAGGGATTCGACCAGATCCGCCGCGCCCTCCCGTACCCTGAGTTCGATCCGAAGAAGATCCGTCCCGAGGAGGCGGCCCATGCCGTTGTCAACTGAGCAGAGCGCGGCTGGCAGGCTCGAGGAAATCGGCCGGCGCGACCACGAGATCACCTCCGAGTACCGCATCTTCGGGCCTCCTGGAACAGGGAAAACCACCAGTCTGACCCGCCAGATCCAGCGCGCCGTGGATCGCTTCGGTCCTGATGCCGTGTTGGTAACGTCCTTCTCGCGCGCCGCCGCCGCGGAGTTGGCTGGCCGCGACCTGCCCATCTCCTCGGATCGCGTCGGCACGCTGCACTCCCACTGCTGGCACGCGCTCGGCGGGCCGGAGGTCGCGGAGGCCAACGTGGACGATTGGAACAAGGCCAACCCGCACCTCGCCATCACTCCGCAGCGCAAACAGGGGAAGCTCGATGGCGAGGAAGCGGTCGAGGATAGCGACCAGGAGAAGGCTGGCGACGCCTTGCTGGAGCAGTTGGGCCGGTTCCGCGGCCTGATGTTGCCGACGCGTGTCTGGCCCGCGAACCTGCTCCACTTCGACCGGTTGTGGAGCGCGTACAAGCGGGACAATGGCCTTCTCGACTTCACCGACCTAATCGAGACGGTACTCCACGATGTCGCGATGGCGCCGAAGAACCCCGCCGTCATCTTCGCCGACGAGGCACAGGACCTCAATCGAATGCAGTTGTCGCTGGTCCGGAAATGGGGCGAGCGCGCCAGCTATTTCATCGTGGCGGGCGACGACGATCAGACCATCTATTCCTTCACCGGCGCCACGCCGGAGGCGTTCCTCAAGCCCGAGATCCCCGAGGACCACAAAATCATCCTCAAGCAGTCGTATCGCGACCCGCGCGCCGTACATCGGTTCGCCGAGGCGTTGATCCGCAAGGTCACGTTGCGCCAGGCGAAGGAGTATCTCCCGCGGCCCGACGACGGGGCGCTCGAACGTCTGAGCAAGGTCGATACCTACCATCGGACGGAGTACGAGATTCTGAAGGCCGCAATCCGGCACATCGAACGCGGCCAGACCGTGATGTTCTTGGTCTCGTGCTCGTACATGCTGCACCCGCTGATCGCGGTCCTGCGCAAGGAGGGCATCCCATTCCATAATCCCTACCGGCGCAGCAACCGCTTCTGGAATCCCATTCGCCTCGGCGCGCGCGTGTCGAGCGCCAGCCGTGTGCTGTCCCTCCTGGTCGCGCACTCGCAGTTCAGCGACGGCGACCGCCCGTGGACGAATGGGGATCTCGCGCAATGGGCCGAGGCGCTCCAGGCCAAAGGCATCCTGCGGCACGGTATCAAAGGGAAGCTCAAAGCGGCGGATGTGTCGCGCCCGGTCAGCATGGATCGTCTTGTCGAGATCTTCGAGCCGGCAGCCCTTGATTCGCTCATGGGCGCGATGGAGGGCGACTATCGGTGCCTGCTGGAATGGTGGCGCACGCGGCTCACCACCGAGATGACCGCACGCGCGAAGTATCCCATCGAGGTTGCCGTTCGGGGGGGGCCGAAGGCGTTGCTCGACAAGCCGCAGATCATCGTCGGCACACGATCCATTCGGTTAAAGGCGGCCAGGCCGACGTGGTGTTCCTGTTTCCCGATCTCAGCCGGGCGGGCGATGCGCAGTACGCCCACGGCGGCGCGTCGCGCGACGCGGTCGTGCGCCAGTTCTACGTTGGCGCAACGCGCTCCCGCGAGGCGCTTTACATCTGCGGCCAGGCGAGCAATATGGCGATCAATTTGTAGCCGTGCGGCCGCGCGTAAGCGACTGAAATTGTTCGAGTTGCCCATGAATCCAACCGAAGGTACCCTCCTGATGTGGTTGACAGGAGGCCCACAGTTGAAACAGCGAGTGCAACATCCCGATGTGCATGAGCGAGAGGATCGCGGGACGTATTACTGGTACTTCCGCTACCGCGACGACGTGATCCAGCAGGATGGCTCGTTGAAGACCGTCCAGCGATTCCACAAGATCGGCCTGAGCCGTCCCAACAGGGCGCTGTTGCGGCGCGCTGGCGAACTGGAATCGGAGGCGAAACAGGCGCAGGACGATGCCACGCGCCAGAAACTACTCGAAGAGGCCGCCGTGCTGCGCGAGCAGGGAACGGCGCTCAGCAAGCGCGATGCCGAGGGCAAGCGCGACGCCTTCTTCGCGGAGAGGTTCGCGAAAGCAAAAGTGGCGCCGACCGGGGCAGAGGCGCCCGGCGTCGCCAAGCAGTCTGATGACCCTGGCGACGTCCGGATCGCCCGGCTCGCGGAGTTGTGGCGCAAGGATTACGTCGATAATCCCAAGGTCAAGCTGGCGAAGCCGACGCGCGAGAAGTACAACGACCGGCTGGACAACCATATCCTGCCGAAGTGGAAGGACGGGCGGCTCAAGGACCTCAACGACAGCAAGGCGGTCCTGGACTGGCTGCACAACACCTGCTCGTCCTGGTACATGATGATCGACCTGCGCAACATCATTAGCGGGATGATCACCCGTGCGCAGGAGTGGAACGTCATCCCGCGATCTTATGCCAACCCGATGCAGTGGGTGAAGGTCGGCAAGCAGTGGAGCGTGCGGGAGCAGCGGATTTATACGCCCGAGGAGACGGCGTGGGTGTTCAGCAATATGTCCGACCCGCACCTGCTGATTTGCGAAACGTGCCTTTACACCGGCACGCGCATCAGCGAGGCGGTTGGCCTGCAATTGAAGCACTTCGACCCAGAGGCGGGTTGCATCGTGATCGCGCAACGGCATTGCCGTGGCGATGTGGACGAGCCGAAGACGAAGAACGGTAAGCGGGTCCTGGCGCTCGGCGCCTTGACCGAGCGGTATAAGGAATGGATCGCCAAGAAGGACATCAAGGACCCGAACGCATGGATGTTCGCCCAAAACGATAAGCATGGCGGGCGGCAAAACGGCGATCCCAATCAACCCATGTGGGATTCAGGCGTCCGTAGGGTCCTGAAACTGGCGGCGCGTGCCTGCAAGCCCGCTAACGCGGACAAGGACCATCCCGGCCTCGACTTCCCCGGTATGGGCCTGCACTCCTTCCGCCGCGCCAACATCTCCTGGCGGCAGAGCGTCGGCAAGGCCACGGCAATCGAAGCCAGCAAGATCGCCGGCCACGGCACCCTCAGCATGACTGGTGAGTACACCTTCGTGCCCGTCGAGCGCCAGGAGGAGACCACGCGCCCCATCCAGGAGCGGATGGAGAAGGCTAAGGCTAAGGTCGTTGAAATCGAGTTCACGGCCTGCTGCGAAGAGTTGCACTGGCTGCCCGTAATGGTCAGCGTGGCCAAGATGAACAAGGCTATCGATGAGGTCCGCGCCGGCGAATCACGCCGTATGGCCTTCGACGGACTCGCTCCCGTGCTGAAGAAGTCTCGGGAGGGTCGCTACACACCATGGCGATAATCCGCTGCTTCTGGCTGGCATCCAGAACGGGGGCCGCGCCGGGGCGCTGCTTTTCGAAAAGCGTGGCCTCCAGGC